CCTTTATCAATAAGCTTTTTGTATTCTGGACTGTCAGATTCAAGATCTTCAATACTGGTATTCAGTACATCTAGTTTGGCATCAACACCGTTTGACATACCTTCTTGAAGAGCAACAGTACTAACACCAATACGTTTACTTAAGGCTTCTGCTTGTTCCTTGCCTTCATTTTGTAACCATTTTTGCGCTTCTTCCTGAGTTTTACCTCTGGTGAGTATTTTTTTACTCAATGAGCCAAACAAACCACCTGAGATTAAGTTAGGTGCTTGCTTAGCTGTTTCGGTAGCAAGTACGCGAGGGTTGGCTGCAAAGCTTTCCATACCTTTAAGAACACCAGCTGCTGCGCGAACAAAACCATTAGGGTATTTATTTTTAGCAGTGGCTTCAAACTCAGCAACCATTTGATCTTTGGCAGCTGTAGAAACTTTAGTAGAAATGGATTTAGCTGACTCAAGAATTTTTGCGTTATCTTGTTGCTCTATTAAAGCATCATTAAAAAACTTGTTTACCTTGGCATTACCCTCTTCAGCTTCTTTACCAAAAATAGCTGCAGTAAAGCCTTTAGCATTATCCATAACGCTGTTAGTTAGGTCTGGAAACTTACCTTTCTGCGGAGCTTCAGGAATGGTTAGACTTCTACGCATACCTTCTATAGCAGGTTTTATCGCATTGTCTTGTACACCCTGTAAAAAGCTTAGTGCAAGGTCACCTACCATAGAATTAGATGGGCGATCAGTTACACGCTCAGGATCTATATTTCTTTGAGCTTTTTTAAGGTTGTATAGCTGTAATTCATCAACTATTAAATTCGCATCATCTGCAGTATAACCTCTCTGTTGAAGACCTTTGGCGAGTACATCGCTAGTGTAATCCGTAGCCAGAGAATCAGCCAGTTGACGGTACTCTGCAGAGCCAAGGGTACTTAGTACTCTTTCTTTGTTAGCATTCCGTTCAGCGATAGTTTGTTCAGGTGTAGCGTATTGACTTGCCTTACTTTGAGAGGCATTCAAAAGCTCTTGTGCTTTAATTTCGGAGGTTTGTTTTAAAGTCTCAGCCTTCATCTGGCTTGGACTTTTAGGAGATAACTCAAGGAAATTAGGTTCCCCGTCTAACGGTCTTTTTTTATTTAGATCAAGTAAACTTGAATTGGACATGATTGAATCCTGTAATTACTTCGGTATTGAAGTACATACAGCATACAATAAAAAAACCCCCAAAGGTATCCTTTAGGGGTTGTTTAGGTATACTAAATTAGTAGTAACCCATTTCCGTATTACGAGGATCTTCCATATCAATAGGATACAAGTCGCTTTGCCCTCTGTAAACATCTTTAACTGCGCTAGAGGTGGAGAATCTTTTCTTGTTTCTCAAGGCATCCTTTTCTTTCTCTTTTTCTGCATCCTTTTCCGCTAAGATCCTTAAGTAATCCTTATCAATATTCTCGATTTCCTTTTCCATACTTTCCAGTTCTTTAAGGGTTGATTTATATTTAGCAGCTTCTTTAGCCAACAATTCTACGTTTATACCGTCATCCAGTAAGTTACCGGCTGGGCTAACAGCTTTTAAAGCCATCTTAAGCTCTAAAGGTGATATTACCGGTAACTCCGATTCCTTAACCCCTGCAGCTAATTTTAAGCTAGTAGATCCTTTACCTGTACCTGAAGTAGAGGGACTGTAAACTTCTACACGCTTTTTCAAGGCAATCTGGTATGCAACGTTTAAAGGACTATTACGATCAGTTATAGTATTTAAAATACCTATAGCACCTTCGTTATTACTAGAAGTCCACTTAGGGGATTGAGTAGCAAACTCTTCAGCTAAAGCAGAGTCTACATTTTTAAGATCAGCCACAAAATCTGATACAACAGCTTCATAGGAGGTTCTACCACTCTTAACCATTGCAGCTTTAGTATCAATTAAATCTGTGGGAACTTCCTTATATTTCTCCCGCACAGCTGCTTTCTCATCTTCTCCTGCTTTAGCTAGAACAAGCTTTCTCTGATTAAACTGATTGTCTAATCTAGTAACTGCTTCATTGTCAGCAGCGCTTAAAGTTTCTGAGTTTGCCCTAAACTTGTCAAAGGTTTCTCTGGCTTGAACCAACACAGTTAGGTCATTTGTATCTTTATAGGCTTGGGCAAATTTAGCTTCAGGATCTCCACCTTGAGCGAACACCGCGAAAGCTTGACCAGCTAATTCATTGGCATACTCAGTTTTCTGGGCCTGTCTAAGTTCTATCTGAGACTTAGCATTTTGAGTAGCAAATGTTGCGTTGGCTTGCTTTTGACGTTCCTCTTCTAAAGCAAGTTCCCGAGTTTTAGCTTGTTGGTTGAAAGCTTGGTCAGCAGCAGTTAACCCAAGGGTAGCTACATCAACATCACTACGTATTTTACTGGCTTCAATTTGCTGATTATTCTGGGCAATGTTCGAAGCATTAACCGCACGACTTTCCAGAATAGAACCTTGCTTCAATACAGCGTCATTAATGACGTTGCTATCAATGCTTGGATCTTCCAAGTCAATCTTACTCTGGAAAGCACGTAGGGTTTCAGGATCAGTAATACCATAGATCTGATTAGCTAAGGCATTGGTCTTCCCTGCCTTTACCTTAGCTTCTTGTTCTGTGGTTCGTTTAATCGCACTGCTAAACGCTTGGTTAGCGCTTTGGCTAGACATCTGCATAAACCCAGCTGCATCACCAAAGTTCGCTTGGCCAACGTTCTGCCACGTTATAGGACCAGCCATGATTAACCCCCGATACCGGATACTTTGTATTTAGCCATGAAGGTATCAGTTTTCTCCGCATACGGGTTAGTCCGTTGACGGCTATTCTGACGGGTCTCCAAACGCTCGTTAGTAAGCTTGGCTTGGTTATTTAAGTTGACGGTACTCAACTCCTTGTTGAACTTAAACGCTTCCTTGGCAAGCTTGTAGTTCTTGCGAGACTGCCACATGTTGAACAGTTCTCCTACTGCGCTAATGCCTTGGGATGTTGCACCCATCCAACCACCTGTAGGATTGGCATTAGTGTAAGCTGAGTTAGCTGCATCTGCCATACCCAAACCCATGTCATAAAGTCCCATATCTATCTACCTTCTATTGTTACTGGTAAAGTTAATGCTATGTCATGATACGCTGAAACCATAGCAAATACAGCTTCTGTCATATCAGTATTAAATAAAGTTCTTCTGTAGTAGTCATCTGATGTCTCATACGGAGCCAACAAACCAATACTACTCTTAAGCGTATCCAATGTACTAACTGAAGCGAAGGTATCTAATTGAGCTTGGATACTATCTTTTTTCAGATCCAACTCCTTAAGGAATTGACCTTCTTCTGCTTTCAGCTTGGCCATCTTCTTATCTAGATCTGCACCATACGCTAAGTTTAATCCGGTTGCTGCGTTAAGCAAACTTGTTGCTTGAGGTAAACTACCGGGCGAATACACTATAGCGGCCACTGTAGCAATTACTGCAAGTATTGCAGCCAGATCACCACCAACCATCTTACCAACGTAGTATGCAGCTTTTATGATCAATTTAGCTATTATAATCTGAATAACAATGTTTATTATAGTATTCACTAATAGCGCTGTAATCGTTGCTGCAGCTGCACCAGCTGGAGGGTAGATAATACTTACCACTATGGTAATTACCATAGCTATCTTCTTCAGAAGTTTACTTCTTTGATACCACTTAATGTACTGAATTGATACTGCATAAACCACCATGGTTAGAGAGGATTGAGCTACGTCATTTTTCCTCATAGGGTGCATATCATCCAACACGTTTTTCATGATAGGAATGTACAACCCTTGGGCTTGGTCATTTACCGTGTAAGCAGTATCCAGACTCGATACCACATAGTTGCCTTGGTAAATATCAACCCCTTGCTCTAAACCATGTACCGTGATCCTCCGGTACTTATCCTTGGCATACTGATGAACAAATACAAAGCTAGAGCCATTGTAATGCTCACCACTTTTTAACGTGTATTTATCCCCACCGAAGAAATATATCTTAAGTACTTCACCTGATTTCATAAAGTTAAATGAACCAGTAAATTCCAGTACTTCAATGTAATTCCAAGATAGGATTACGTTGAATGAACCTTCTCTTATGATTACACCGTTGTAAGGTGCTGGACCATACTCATACTGTACATGGTTATCGAATATTGCTTTGGTTACTGAACCATTACGCATAGAGTAAAAGTATCTGGCAAGATACTCATTACATGCTTTGTTATCCGCAGTAATGTTTACACTAAACGTAACAAACACAGAGTCAACTTGATCAGGGTTATTGTCTTCTTCTGTGGACATAATACTAGACATTATTCTAGACATATCTAGACCAATCTTACCTAGTAACTTAGTAGTAGTGTTGTACTTAACACTAGGTAAGTTAGCATCTATATTAACTTTGTTTAACCTCAAAGGTATTATAGGAAAGTACTGGTTCGCAGGAATCTCTTCATCATCCAACTCTGGATGCAACCCTAAAGTTAGATCTTCAAGAATCATAAATGATACATCAGTCTCAGGAGCATTAGCTGTAGTACAGTATTCAACAATAAGATGATTATTGTTTACTGTGTATGGATTAGGACAATACTCGAATGTCTTTACTATGTTACCGCTGACATCCTCTTCCCACTCTATGTAAATCTGGGTAGGGTCATTTGTTTTGTAATCTGTAGCAGATAGCTTCTTATTACTTGCAGGGTAAGTATTAGTTGCAGAGATCCAACCATAAGTTGCTGCTAAATATTTATGAGCTATTACGCTAGGGTTTAGCTTGCTTACAGAATATGACCGTATGGTCTTTGGGCCAGCCCCTACGACACGATTTAATACAACCAACACATCTGGGTTAGTTAATTGAAAGTTCAACAGAGTCGATTCTGGTAAGCCTCCTGTGAAGCCTGATAAACCATACCGGTATGCTGCCATTACCTTGCTATAAAAGCCTCGGGATATCTCTTCCTTGATGGCTCGGGATACACCAACTTCTTGGAGTATTGAACCAATGACTGTATTCATCAAAGTCTTTGGATCAGGGTTCTCTGCCAGCTGTACAAACTGCAAAGCTACCGTTATTTGCTCTTTAGTGGAAAACCATCCCATAAATAAAAAGGAGCATTGCTGCTCCTTTCCTCATTAGTTATTAGCTGCTACCGCAGTATACTTTACAATCCTCGGGCTGTATTCACAATCTGCCCAATGATTGTAGGGGACATACCGTACAGATCTGGTGTTTCACTGTCAGGGTCTGTAGTACGCATGATGGAGAATACTTCCATTGCCTTACCTGCTAGGCTTATATCAGCATTACGCTTGAAGCCAACAGTTTGGGCTGTGAGTAAGTCCTTCTGCTTCCCTAGGATACCGGTAACCGTAGCACCATCAACCAAGTCTTTAATATTGGCTTGCTCAGTAAACGTCTTAGCCTTAGTAAACAATATCTCTTCGTCTGTGCGAAGATTCTGTTTAGTTTGGCCTAAGATTTGAGAGTCAATTAAAGTCTCTTGTTTAGCCATCAGAGACACATCAGCTTGTAGCTTAGAGATCTCTTCATCAGCTTTTAACAGGTCTTTATCCAGTACCAATAACTGCTTACCTAAGATCAATACTTCCGCACGGGTCTTCAGAATGTCGTCAGCCAATTGCTCCGTCTGCTTCTCACGTAAGGTAATCTCACGGATAGCTAAGGTAATCTCATGCCCTTTCAACGTAAGCTCTTGAGCCTTGAGTGCAAGCTCTTGGGTAGCCATTTCAACTTGCTTACCTTTAAGCTCAAGTTCCTTGGCCTGCATACGTATTTGAGAATCCATCAGAAGTAACTGGCTTTCTTGGATAAGGATTTGCTTATCCTGTAAAACCAATTCTTTCTGTTGAAGCAACAGATCGTTAGCACCTTTGACCAAACCTTGATCCAACAATAAACCTTGTTTGGTTTCGTTGGCTTTCTGCTCTGCCAGTAAAGCTGTCTGTGCGTTGATACGAGCGGTTTCTGCAGCAATCTGAGTATTCTGTACTAATACTTGGTTTGCTTGCGCTAGGGTTAAATCTGTGGAGGCTGCGGATTGCTGTCTCTGAAGCTCAAAAGATAATGACTGCTGGAGCGCAGCAGTCATTAGTTGAACGTAAGCATTGGTATACTCTTGTCCCGTGATACGTCCAGCTACTCTTTCAGTAACCAGATGATCTTTGAGTTCAGAGATCAACAAGTCAAAGGAACCATCGTCGTTACGATTGGTAACCTTGGATATGTCGATCACTGTGGTCATTGTTAGTCACCTTGTCTTGCTTGCTTGATTGCTAACAGACCCATTTGCTTAGTAGTTAGTGGGTCCAAGAACTTAATAGAGAACGCTTTGCCCGTCTTAGGAATTTGAACCTTGTTACCGTTAACTACTGTTTCTACGAAGTACTGGTACACACGTTCTTCTAAGAAGTCAGCAATACACTTTTCAACGTGCCATTCTGTATTGAATGGGACCATACGACGAACAGTGAAAGCATCGTTGGCTACAGTAATAATTTCACCGTTCCAAGCTTTCTTAAGAGGGTCTAAACATTGTACTTCAACTCGAACCAATTGACGCATTTCTTTGCGCACACGGAATAAAGTTTCACGCTCTGTTTCAGGACGTAAACCTACATCTGGATCAGTTGGTACATTGGCAACTAAATTTTCAGAGTCATCTTCACCTTCCGGTAAATCTTCTTCTTCAGCTGCGATCAATTCGTTGTACTTGGCCAACAGTTTGTCATAGCCAATACTTGGGTGAAATTTCATACCCATAAGGGTAGCTGCTTGCTTTAATGCGGCAAAAGCTGAGTCTTCGTCACCATACAAAGATTCATCGAATTCTGCGGTCTGGTCTACAGGATTTGTATTGCTCATGGTATTTCCTCTACACTTATTGTTAAAAAGCCCCCTTTCGGGGGCTAGGAGTATCTAGCTTATGCTACTTGTTACCAAGGAGCAACTGTTTTGATTACAGCAATACGTTCTGGGTGCAGAACCATGAAGCCATAGTACCAGTGGATAGAAGCAAAACCAATTTTACCGTATGGGTTGTTACGGTCAGCAGTTGCTTCGCCCGGCTTTTTGATGATGATTTTGAACTTGGTTGACTTGCCATCAGTGTTGAAACCGATAGTAGTAAATGCACCGTCACCAACAACTAACATTGGGAACACATCGTACTTACCGTTAGTTTCGCGGTAACCTAAGTTACCAGCAGTAGCGGTAGCACCTGCACCAGACCAGTTCATCATTTCTTGTGCTACAACGATACGGAACTCATGTACCGAACCGATTTCACCGTTCAACAGTTCTGTTTGACCAGCATAGTGTTTAGCGTCGATAAACGCTGGATCACCATGTAAGTCAGTCATTTCCATGAACAGTTCTTTTACTTCAGAACCAACGAACATGATACGACCACCGCGAACGGTACGTGTATCGTTCATCAACGAGCCTTTCAACACTTTGGTTGTTTTAGGGCAACGGTTGTTATCCAAGTCAGTAGCTAACTTGATTAACGAACGGTACGTTGGTTTAGAAACGTTTCCACCTTCACCAGTGATTTGACCAGTAGCAGTAGCAACACCACCGAAGCGAACTACACCTGCAGCGTTTAACAAGTCGATCTGAAGCATGTCTTCAGTGATTTCGTTAGCAGCCTTGGTACGTTCCATAGTGATATGGCCTTCCAGCTCCATGTCAGAATCGAAGTCATACGATTCTTGGGTCCATTCATCGAACATACCGAAAGAGTTAAAAGTACCTTCGATAGTGCGACGAGAGAAACCTACACGGTTCACACGACCACCATGCTCACCAACTACTGGCAGCTTGGCAGAAATATAACCAACGTCTTTAGATGAACCATACAGGTTACCAGAAGATTGTACTGCAACGCGGGTGTCATCAACTTTGTAACCTAAAGCGATGGCATTGGTTTTGGCAGTAGCATAATCCGCACCGGTAACTTTCAGTTCTTTGTTCAGAATGTACAGAGCACGAGCTTGTGCAGCAGTCGTGGCAGCAGCAGAATCTGCACCAGAGCCAACAGCATACTTGTCCATGTATACGTTCTGATTCGTCACTGAAGGGGCAGTGATGATAATTGTTTTTTCTTGTTCAAGAGTTGCACCAGCAGCATCAATACCTTGGTCGTTGATGTTTGCATCGTCCAGCATTGGCAGGTAATGGTAACGAACCATCTTCTTACCGTAATGCTTTGGCATTGTTTCTTGGTCAGCTAATGGAGTGAAGATCTGCTCTTTTGCAGCTTCAGTCAAAGCTTTCTTGACGTAGTAGTGTGGTTGTAACTGGCCACCACCGATTGAGGCGTTTGCACCAGTACCAAATTGTTTTGCTAAAGCTTCTGCCATGATTTACTTACCTTCTTACTATTTTTTGAGAGTTAGTGTAAGCCGCAAATTCTTCATCTGACATACTTAAAAAGTTTGGCGGAGAAGGGTCTACAGGCGAACCATTTGTTTTTACTGAGCTTGCTGTTGCTTTCGCTGGGTTCGTTTTTGTTTTAGGAGCTACCGTTTTCTTGGCAACCACTGTAGCAGGTTTGGCAGCTTGTTCAGCCATTGCTCGACCTACCGTGACATAAGCATCAAGACTAGACATCCGTGCCAGAGACTGATCACCTAACATCCGTCTACGGTCTACTTCAGCTGTTACCTTGTCGTATGTACCATCTAAAACATGTTCTTGCAGATCTTTTAAGAATTCTGGGCTTTCAAACAAAGCGTTCTTACTTTTCTGGTCGAATCCTGTCACATGTTGCATCAGTTTCGCATACGTTGCTGGGTCTGAAGAGCGAAGCTCGCTCGTAACAGTAGCAAAGTCAAACTGAGTGTCACTAACAGAATAATCAGAGCCAGTGTAAGCATCTGCTTCTTCGTCACCCAATTGATGAGGATGTAAATCCGCATCTTTTAGTAGCTTAGCGATAGCCTTGGGATCTTTCTTATACAGGTCGATTAAGTAACTTAAATCTTCCGGTTTAGTTAATCCATGCTGCTCAAGCATCTGGTGTGTCTTTAGTAGAGGCTTAATCTGTGTCATCTTCTGAGTGTAATTAGCACCCATCTGCATTAAAGATATAGCTTGCTCTACTGATTCAATTTTCAATTCTTTGCCATTCGCTTTGAATGGTGCAAACAATTTGTCTTTGATTGACACTAACTCCTGATAATCACTATTCTGGTTATCTTTTTCAGAGTTGTCAACTTCTTCTTCAGATTCTTCTTCTTCAGTACTATCATCAGAAGATTCTTCAGATTGTTCTTGATCATCAGTATTATCTTCAGACTCTTCTAAAGACATACCTTGTTCATCATCAGTAGTATCTTCTTCTTCCGTTGAAGGTTCTTCTTCTGATGGTTCATCGAAATCATATTTGGAAATCATTTCTTCAAATGACATTCCAGCTATCTCTTCATCGCTCAAACTTAATGGAGAAGAGATAGCACTTTTTTCAGTGCTATCTGTCATACAATACTTCCTAAGTTATTATTCTTCGCTTTGACCAGAGATACGGTATTCTTCCAGCTCTTCCTGATAATCCTTCAAGCTTTGTTCTGCCATTTCACCAATGGATTGAATACGCTTGAAGTAACCATGCAGTACAGATACACCAGCGAAATCACGCTGTACTTCGTCGAACTTGGCTTTGTTACCGGAAATAACTGGATCAGCTAAAGAGCGAGCCAACTCAGCAGGATAATCACGGAAAAAACCGTTGTTGATAATACGCTGGAATGCGCGGTTACTTTGCAGGCTAACTAAGTCATCACGCAATTTGATTTTATCTTTTGCGTCATTGATGCTTAATTCTAAAACTTCAATATTAACTTGCATTGCTATTTCCTTTATTTAGTTGTGCTTTGGCAAACTCTAATTTGATATTGCCTTCAGCCTGTGCTTGTGATTTTTCTAACTCACGTTGCTGTTTAGTACCAGTTTCTTGTTCTAAGAAATCCAAGTCATTCAGATCAGCTTCTGTATTAAACTTACGTTGGCGAGCCAACTCAGTCTGTGCAATAGTAGGAGCATTATCTGCATCAGCTTGTTTCTTCGCAGCAGATGATAACGTATCTTGTATCTGAGCTTCAAGCAATGCTATCTCTAATTCTGCCTTTTTAACAGCTAAAGGATCAGGTTCTTGTACAAAATTCTCTATTTTACGTGCCAAATCTGGCATTTTTCGTAATCTTGCTATTTCTGCAAGTAGAATCTTGCCCATGTCTAAACCAAAAGTATTACCTACTGTCTGTAACATAAAGCTAAGTTCTTCAGCTTTTTGATTGTCTGTTTCAGCAGTACTAATGGTTAATCGAAGATCAAACTTACCTTGTAAATCTTCTTTCTTAATTGGTACATAATCATCATCTGTGATCCGTACAACTTCAGCTTCATCTAAGAACAATGAGTTCATCATCATCATTTGACGGCCAATCTGTACCACACCTTCACCAGCACGACGTAAGATGTCGCTATCACGTTTTGCCGTGGCATCCATAGCAGAACGTACACCAGTGGCAGTGTTACCTACAGAGTTCCCTGAGATACCACCTGAGAACGATTTGATACCGGTAAGAGCTTCCGCTTCAGCAGTATTCATTTCGATCATGAGCATTGCAGACTGTGGAATTTCTGGATACTTCATTTGATGGAACGCTAACGTTGGATCTACGTTAGGGTTAAATTCGAAATCATCCCCTGCTTTAAGCTTACGACTGTTGGTTGCATCTAAGGCATCCTTACGGTAACCAATCTGTGCGTTAGCGCTACGACCCATGGAATCAATCATACCGCGTTGAATTGCACCAACCACTGCTTGGTTATCCTTTAACAGTTCTGCGTCAGCTTCCCCGTATACGCTCTCTTCCAGTGGCATATATGGAACCACTACGAAAGGAAGGTAACCTTCTGGGTACGGGCTTAACTCCAACTGGATTAAGGTATTACCTACCCAAGTGGCAACGATAGGAACCAGCAAGCCTGAACCATCAATGTCACGGTAACCCCAGTATTCATAGGCCACGACTTTCTGACGAGCCTCGTCGTTAAACTTAAATGCAACAGTAGCACCGCTGTCGTAGTTATCTGGGGAAGCTAATGGACTAGCATTGGCAGTATTAACGTACTCTAAGTTTTTATAGCGACCGTCTGCTTTTAAATCACCTAAACAGGTTTCAAACATGTGGATAATAAACTTAGCATCTTGGACATTACCTTTACAGGTAGGATCAATGATTACGTTCTTGTAGTTACATACTGTGAGTTCTGGATGGTTAGAAGTTACTACTTCAACCATTTCCTCTTTAGTACCTGTAATAACAGGGTAAATAGGAACATTGTTTTCCATAGTCATATTGATAGCTTCTTCCCATTCAGGAGTAACTAGCTGATCAAAACGATCTGGATCTGACTCAAACAATTCAATCCAAGTAGCTACTTCTTGCTCTTGGAATTTATCACTTGCTTCAATGAACTCAACTTCGTTGACTTCTTGCTTAACCTTGCCACGACGTTCCTTCCACGAAGTCTTGACGATAGCAGTACCATTGTTCACCAGAGAACGAACATAGGTATCGAAGAACCGTACTCGAGAGATCGCAGTATTAAACTGTTGGTTCAGTACCAACTCATTTTGTCGTGCAGCCAACACATCCAAGTGAGTCATAGGACTTATCTTGAACAAATCCGGTGTACTTAGGAATGGTTCGCTAATCGCAGGATAACGCCATTCACACTGCTTGCGGATAAGCTTAGCGGTGTAAGTTGAACGAGTTTTAACTTTATCTTTATCACTAGGACGGGTTTCCCGAGATACCGGTCTATTTTGGAGTTCCTTTCTCCATTCCGATACCCGAGCAACCATACTTTGGTGATCGGATAAAGCTGTATTCAAATCCTCTGCTAGAACCGTCTGTGTTGGTGCTTTGGACCAACTTGGTTGCAGCGAAGGAGCTTCGTTGGATAAACGCTTCTCTTTAGGTTTCATGGTTAACTCTCTAGGTTGTTTACAGTAGCTTACCACTAAAATGAAAAAGCCCTCAACTTTGAGGGCTTATTTAGGCTAAATATTACTTATTTTGTCAAACCCTGCTTCTTTTCCCAAGAGCGCATACCACCTAAACCAAGCAACAATGCTACTAATTCAAATAGTACATCATTGTTTACTGCAGGCATAACCGCAGTACTTCCGGTATAGGTTAGGTAGGTTTGAACCATTGGATATAGGATGTATTGCCATGCCATAGCACAACCACCTACCCAAAGGATAAAAGGTCTTGCACCTGCTACAAATATGTTGGAGTGAGCTGCTTCTGTTTTGGCAACATCTGCTTGGGCCAATGCCAAATCACGGGAAACTTCTAGTTTCTTCAATTCACCATTTTGCTCAAGTTCAATTAAATGAAGCTTGGCTTCTGCAGCTTTTCCTTTGTCAGGTATGACTCGATCAAGGATATCCCCAAGTAAAGGGATTAGAGCGGCTATGCTCATTTTACAGTGCTCCGTTCTGCTAACCGTAAGGTAAGCTGTTTTAACTGGCATATACCTTTCGATAATGCAGTACGTTGAACGATATTACGCAACTCGTCCGGTTGGGTTGGTTTTGTAACTACATCCACTGAGCCAAGCGTAAAGGCTAAACGCGCTATGTCGTTATCCTTGCAACCTGTTTCGGGGGTTATAAACACTATTGGGGTATCCTCCAACTGCGATACTTTTTTCATTTCCAACGCTAAAAGGAAACCATCCTTGGTAGGTAAACCAACTGATATAATAATCAGCTGTGGATTAATAACTTTAGCTACGTTAGTAGCTTCGTGAGGTTCGGTACAAACAACTACCTCATCCCCAGCTCGTTTATATTCCACCATAAGATCGTTTGCAGTCTTAGGGACGTCTTCTACGATAAGTACTATTGTTTTAAGGCTTTTATTAATCATCTGATAAATTCCTGCCTCGGAGTTTCTCTTCAAAGAGTGCATAACGAGCAACACTCAGGTCATTTTCAATCTTGTGAATAACAGCAACCATCGCTTTTATCCCATCGTTCAAGTCTTTAATCTGCTGGTCTGTCTTAGATTTGTCATAGAAGAACCAAGCTTGGATGACACCTAATAGGACCATAATTATATCAGTGGCGTTCAATTGCATTTTAGATCCTTGTATTCCCATCCTTGAGGGTTTCCCCAAGTACTGCAGTAATCAGGTTTCCCTAGTGGTAGTATAAATAAAAAACGCCCACAAAGGGCGTTAATTTATCTAAATGTAACGGCTAACTACTTCTGCCCCCACCATGCTTTCACATTGAACGTAGGACAAGATTTGCCTTCATCAAGATCAGTATGCCCGCATACCTCTGCAGTAGGATACTTGGTAGTTAGATCTGACACAAGTTTATCTAATGTAGCCCATTGTTTTCTCGTGAAATTACAAGGGTTCTCCCGACCCCGAGCTTTACCGCCAACCATACAAATACCGATACTACCGGTATTGTGTCCTTGTACGTGAGCACCTGTAACGTTCTCTTCTCGCCCCTTCTCAATTGAACCATCGCGACGAATCACATAATGGTAGCCAATTCGGTCGAAGCCACGAGTAATGTGCCACTCGTTAATCTCTTTTACACCTATGTCCATATCTGCAAAAGTATCTGCACAATGTACTACGATTTTTTTCATGGGTTCACTGCCTCTTTAAGGTAATCCATAATATCAATAGCGTTAGCTAAACTTTGTTCATAAGTGTAGTTAGTATATAAGTTATCTACATCATAGAACTCTACAGCAGCATCGCCCTGTCTGTAAAGCTTAAGTATTGTACCTGCGGGAACTGAATTAACTGGATCTGTGTCACTATATCCTTTATCCCATGTAACCAGCCTATCGTTAACTTTTACACTAATGTCGGTGTACACTGCAGGATATAAACCTATATAAAAAGCGTACATATTAGTAGAATAAACTACCCTTCCTCCGAACCTAAGTCGGTTTCTCACCATCTTTTTATGTACAGGATTTACACCAACGTAGCTATCAGTGTCAGTTACAATTACATCAAATATGGCTACACCGTTTTTTATAAACTCTATCCGTCTGTCTAACCAAGGTGTAGCAGGGTTTGGTACTATTTTTGTGAAACGTAAAATGTAATCCCCTGCTGTTTCAAATACAGTATAAGGTAGTACCATTGTATGATAAAACCTATCAGCTGAGTTAAACTGATCAAACCCCCCACCTTTAAGAGTTAACAATACATTCTCATAACTTCCTTCAGCATTAGAAGGATCTCTTCTAAATGCTAATGAGAATAGCTGACCATCATCACTCCCTGGGGTATAGTCACTTGTAGAGTTATGTTCTGCTATTACATGTACATACTGATCGTAGGTAAAATCATTAGTATACGATGTATCCGAACCTATATAAGCATCCTTTAACCGCTTCTCTAACACACATCTAGTTACAGGTTTGGCTATTGTAAACTTAAGCTCAAAATCGTTATTCTTCATGTTTTCTAATACAGGTCTGTTAGACTCCAGTATTTTAAACATCATGTTGGAACCATCTTGAGCATCTTGGTAGGAATACGTTACCTGAAATCTGTTCCCTGTATTCATACCTGAATTCAACAGCCTAAGCCCTAACTGTGTGACCCCTGTGTAATATGGAATAGCGTATACATCGCGCTGTAGACGCATGTACGCACTGTTATTCTCAACATAGAAGATTGCCACATCTGACGTTGGATCACTTGTGTTGGCTCTCCGGTCGAAATCAATCAAAGGTGTCTTGCCGTTGACTGTAATAACCTGCGTGGTCAACTGACCGAGCTGACTATTAAAGTACCATAGCTTCAATATGGTTCCTTCTGCGTAGAATAGAACTGCTTGGCCAAGGGCATCAAACCCTAGAGCCAAGTCAGTGATCCCTGCAGAAAGCTCTACAAGAAGCGTAGGAGCACCCCATACCGTACCGGTAGCTTTGTATAAGTAAACCTTATTGTCTTCGACAGAAGCCATCCAAATAGCTTTGTCTACACGTTCCTTGGAGTCCCCTAACTCAAGGGGACCAAGTTTAACATCATAAAGGAAAGCGTACCGTTCTGACGGTACAGCAATCCCATTGTAATCGAACTTCTCAGGCTTGCTTTTACAAGCCCATCTTTCGGTGATGATCATGCTTAAGCCCTGCTAAAGGTATAGCCAAAAGTTAGATCCAACTTGCTAGATTCTGTCTTAAGGATTGGAGGGGTAAACTGAAATTTGTATACTTCATTCCAAGTAATACAGGATATCCCCGCAGCATGATTAGCTTCTGTTGTAGCCAAAGATAATTTTACTCTCCGCTGCCCAACACCTAAGCCATTTAACCCTACGCCTGATTTATTGAATGTTACCCCACCTGATACAGCTGTTCCTGTAGCTCCGAATGTAGGGTTGTTCATGTATACATTCATGTAATCATTTTGCTCCACCAATCTAGCAAATAACGTAGCGGGACTGGCAACTCTTCTAGCTAATATATTATGCGTAACACCTTTAAGTACAATTTGACTTTGTGCGTCTAAATCAAAGCATGAAATTGTCATAGTGTACTTAACGGTAAGCTGATCTTCAGCAGCTATTACCAAAGGTGCGGAAAGAACTGCCCTAGTGTGTATTAAACCACCTAATGAAGCATCGGTAGATAAACCCATACCTACTTCATTAATAGTTCCTACAAACTCCCCTATATTGTATTTAGCTACTACAGTCATACCACATGTCCATGTAGTTCCGTTAGTAGTTACTGGAATATATACGTTATCCGCTGTTTGTATATTTTTAGAGCTTAAAGGGTTAACCAAGGCGACTTGTGAATAGCTTACAGGGGTAGTGCTTCCACCTATACGCATATACTTACCTACGTTATTGAAGCTGTTACCTCCCCAAGAATATGTCTGCAAACGTACCAGAAAATTATCCAGTATCGCGTTACCTACGTCTTCATATACACGTTCCTTGTCAGTACCCTCATTGAGAATAAAATCGTACTTACCTGATATACCAAGGTTAATCATGAAGCTCTCCCTATGATGTAACCAACTGTCAAACTTAATGTCATATCAGATGTTTTATTTATAGGTGGAGTGAACTCCATCTTACCAGAGTAACCCCACTGTATTACTTTAATACCACCAGATAAGTTACCTTCATTAGTAGCAAGAGATAAAATCATCCTACGTTGACCCGGTACAAGTCCGGGTTCGTAATCAGTGGTCATACTTGCAACTGTTCCTGTTGCTGCTGTACCTGCTGCATTTAAAGCTCCATTACTAGCAGCATAAGCTGCACTTGTAGAACCTGTGTTATTTGTTAACCACTCACCTACAGGATAAACGCTGTTCTGTGTACGTCTTGATATATAGTTATGTAATGTACCGTTCAAACTAATACTACCGGTAGTATCTGAATCAGATCCAGACAAAGTAAGTTTGTAAGTTACAATAAGTTGATCTTCCGCTGTTACAGTCAGAGGTCTAAGTACATTCTGACCATCTTTTATTAAAGCGCGAGAGTGTACAATGGATGCTCCAACACTTGAGTTTAAAGCAAAACCTACTTCAGTTATGTTACCCACTACTTGACCTTGGCCAAATGGAAAAGTCATAGTACAGTCACAGGTCCATGTTGTACCGTTTGTTGTTATACCTGACTCTGCGTACTGACCAGACCCAGCGTACCCTGCGGAACAACTTGCAAGTAAATTGCCCATAACGGTTTGGCTTTCGACAGGTTCTGCTGTACCTGTACCTACACGTAAAACTTTAAACTGGTTACCGTAATAAACAGCAGAAGTCATACCTTGGATAAAGCTAAAAAACCCATCTAACAGTAAGTTATCAAACCAATCAACGGAGTCTTTTACGTTACCGTCCGGTCCTACAACACATGCTCTATATTCGCCTTTTGCACCTGCATTAATCATTACGCTAAACTCCCTGACAATATTGTTACTCCGCTTACTGAAAGCGCATCGGAATTTTCATTAAACCTGATAACTATCTCATTCAAGTTACCGCTTAGAATAGTAGCACCGGTTACTGTAATAGAGTCCCCAAAAGATTCTGCTATAACGATATCTTTCAAAAGACCTTCTAGCACAGCAGGTACTGTCATCGTCATACTTCCAATTTCATCAACTATTGGAAGTGATACTTCGACTAAAGAACCTTCTAAAACCGCTGGTACGGACATTGAGAAAGCATCAACTGTAAGTAGTGCACCACTTAGCTTACCTTCCAGTATCGTAACACCGGTGACACTTAGAAAATCATGGCTTCCTTCTAAAGGGTACATTTCTGATAACAAGGCTGCGCGTACTGTTGTACGCGATCCTTGTCCAATTATTGTAAATAACTTTTGGTTTATCATTCAAACCCCAGATTACCTACCAATAACCATTGAGAACTGCTTAACGATTCAATCGCAATCGTAGCACCCTTGCTAAATGTATTTGGTACATACCCATCAGGGTACACCAAAGTAACACCGATATCAGGAACCAATTCTACTTCACCATCACCCATCTGGGTAAAGTAAATTATCGTAGCTTGTTGGTTCAACGTGAAGTTCATTGCACGTTTTACCAGTACTTGAGCTGGTTCCAGTGTGGTAACTAAGTAATGGTTATTGCCTTGGGCTTCACCTACCTCAAACGCTAAGCTTGTAGTTGGGATCATGGTTATACCGGAACCTACCTTGGCCAACATACCTGCAAAATCTTGCACCCGTACAGGCTCTGTAGGGTTTGTAGGTTCAGGTAGATTGAAGATCTTGTAACCGTGCATGTCGATGTTTCCAATAACCTCTGGAAACACTTCAGGCTCAACCACAGTCGTATATTGGAATACCCAAGTCATATCCCCGTCTACGTCTTTATACAGGTACATAACACCTGTTGCGGAGTCAAACCACATGTGTCCATCAAACGAAGGTCCATCAATCCATGCAGGGGCTGCCTCAGCGATAACTACCGGAGCCATTCGGGTACTGATGTTACCTGAACCAAGCACAGAGACACCGTTGATGCTCTTGATATTTGTTTGCGATATCAGCCTAGTTTGTTTACCCGATAACGCATCCACAAGCCCTGTAATCGCTTCAATAGGATGTTGGTTTATCACATCATTGTTGTTCAACTGTGTATGGTCTAGCTTTGGCCCAAGAAGGTTTGCGAGATCGCGGAGCCAAGGAAGCGCATCCCTAACTTCCTTCACGGTATCGTAGGCAGTGTTCAGGTGTTGATCCACTACCATTGCATCGGTTTCACAACTTTTGGTTGTAGGTTTCATTCAAAACCCCTTAACGAAAAACGTTTACAAGAAGTTGAATCACTAAGTACATAGCCTTCTGCTACCAAACGATTCAACTCATTCTGATACTGTGACATGTAATCACCATGTTTAACTTCACTGTCTAAGTGTGCTCTGCTTAAGTGTGCTTTAGCTACAACAAAGAACATTAAAGCTTGTTTATACACTAAAGGCAGATCTACTTCTTGTGTAAGATCATCATTTTCTAACAGCTGATCCACACCACTTTGATAGATAATAGTGATAGCATTCTCTGCTTGAGGGTCTGGAACTTGTATAATATCCAAACCAACTAAATGTAAGCTATCGCAATCATTATGGTCATTTAATGGTATTTCTTTACCACATTCAGTAAAAGCACTCAAAATACGCAGTAAATTGCCTTTAAAAGGCTCTTCCGGTGAGTCCACAATGAACTTAACTTCAGTGCTTAAAGTGTTAGTAAGTGCGTGTTTTGGGTGTAAACGGTAGGTAGTTTTATTAACTATTGGCTGGATATACAGCTCTTTATGGCTCAACTTAACCTTGGTATAGATGTCTTGTACACCTTGGTTTATTAAGTTGATTATCAATGGATAATGAATAGGGAATACGCCTTCCTGTGCGGATTCCCCTAAGTTGAAATGTCTTAGTTCCCCGAATTTCAAACTCGAAATGATCTCTGAAACTTGCATGGCTATACCCTTCTATTAAACTAAGACGAGTATAGCCTTTCTATATTTTTCAAACAATGTAACTTTGTAAACTCGAAACCTCTTCCTGTTCTTCGTGTAAGCCCCACATACCACTCACATCCAAAACTTCAAAAGCAGGGTCGCTCATCGGCCTCCAAGTCTCCAACATACCCAACATACTGACCGTATCAATGAAGTCGTCATTCTTTGATCTAAAGCCTGATGCTGATATCAATGATAACTCTTCCATTGCCTCCAACATTTCAATGTCATATCTACGTTGTTCAGGGAAGTGCATTATTCCTGCTTTGAACCAAGGTTCAACAGATTGGAACCGTACAAACTTGTTCGTGTTTGGACGAATCCCCGGCGTATTATTATTGTTAGATGAAGCCAAATGGAACCAACAATTAAGCTCCAGCATCTTCTCCTGAACAAAGCTAACAAAACCTTGCTGTTGACCGGTCACTTCAATACCCACAGACATAGGCTTATATTTATGAGCCAATCTGAATAGGTCTTTTATTGAAGCAGACAAGGTTTGTCTTCTACAAATACCATCTACCCAGAACCAATGACCAAGTGGGTTCAATGCCCAAACACTTATTACACTATAGTCTGCACTATCACGCTCACTAACCGCAAAGTCGGTAGTAATATAGATATTGTATCGGTCTAAATGACGTAAAACCATTGCTTGGTTGTACCATTTAATATAACTATCTTCAATTAAACGGTCATCTTCCGACATAATACGCAGCATTAATTCTTGGTTAAAACTGGCTATTTTCCCTTGTTTTAAGGCTTTAACATACCGAGCCATCACAACATCATAACCAAACCGATCTGGCCAAGCCCCTTTAAACTCTTCCCTTGTACAAGGAAACTTCTCGCATACAGGGAATACGTTAACTTGCCATGCTCCTGATTCAACTGCCTTGTACAGTGGATCTCTCGCATTAAACGGTGTACCTGACCACACTATACGTCGATTGGTTGGGTGCAAGGCATGTTCCAGTGCCTTGGTTACCGTGTCTTCTATCGTGGCTATAACGGTCTCAGAACGTGCATCCTCGTCGCTAATCAAGTCATCGAGTATCGCTAACTGTGGACGAGTACCTTGTTCCTTGGTTCCCCGTACACCTGTCTTCGCACCGTACCCTTTAACAATGAAAGTCTTACCATCTAGGTTCTTAAACTCCCATCTGATATCAGTAAAGCGTATCTCCGGTATGTATTTCATAAGAAACTCAGAGTTCTCTCTACGGAACTCTATATTCTTCCTCATGTTCTTAACACCGTTATCTATACTATCTGAAACATAAATAGCTAGATTAACTTTACCTAGTATTGGTAGTTCACCATACACTGCAATGTACAAGAATAAGTATTCACCGAACAATGTAGTCTTTGCAGCACCACGGAATACCATGTTAAGTACGTCTAAATCCCCTGCAATCAGTTGATCCAACATCTTAAGATGTATTACTGGTGTCTTGTTTTCTTCCCCTCTACCACCATTAACCAGCTTAATAAATGCTAGAAATGTAAGGGCAAACTCGGAAGGAACATAATAAGGATCTTCACTGTAATCAACAGAGTTAAGATACTCCACAACGGTCCTTGCCCGTTCAATCTCACCTGTTGCTGACAGTGTTTGAGGCAGTACGAAACCTACTTGCATAAATAAGGCGCTCCTGTAGGTTTATACGTTAACCATTGGCCATGCTTTGGGTGAACCATATACTCGAATGATTTAACTTCATCATCGTTCAAAACCCCTTCAGGGTACAAAATAAGATGAGGTCTTTTACCGTCAACTTTCACCCCTTTGTACCGTATCCCTTGGTCTGATGGACGAACCAATACCTTACCTGTTGGAAACAAAATAATTATTGGATCAATTAATTCATGCTCTGGATTATTCGACATACTCTGCATCCACTATACGAGCCTCTGCAAGCTCCTTGGCACTACTTGAGCCATTAATGATACTTTCCCTTTGCTGGCGTACCAAAGCAGCCGTAGCTTGTGCCAAGGACTCGATAGCGGTGATACCATCATTACTAATCGTCGCATTGATCTGCATCTTGGCCACATCCGGTTGCTTCAGTGCATTCAACAAACTATTTGCTGCCTGTGTCTGAACCAATTCACTTGCTGCAGTATTCATCAAACTGGCTTGCTTCATAATAGCCTTGTGAAACACATCCCTGTACAGAAGATGGTTCGGTATTGATGCCTGCCCTAGCAAGTCAACCACAAGCTTCCCTTTAGCGTATGCACACACATAAGCGCTAATGGTCTTGTCATTCTTCCCCATGTCCCGTAAACGCTTTACACGCGAAGGAAAGGCATTCTCATAAGCAGCCTTATCGGTCATACCCATGAACTTAAAGCTACAGAAACTAACCGCATCAAGGTAGTTATCAATGGTGTACTTACCATTCAACAATACCGTCTGGAAGGTAACCAAATTCTCTCGATACATTGCTGCAAACTCATCATCTTGGACAAGATTATTCACATCATCAAGTAGCTTATTGGTTACTGTACTGTGGAAGTTCTTAGGCAAACATTCCTTCAAACTATCAAGCGTAAACGCAGGAGCCATCATAGAAGTACCGGTACTGATCAACTCAATATCATCAGTATCTTCATCATAAACTTCATCTTCTGGTTCTTGGAATGGTACTACTGGTTTAGCGGCAGGTACTAATGGTTCTCTACGGATAGGTCTTTTCACTTGGGTTACTCCTAAAGGTTAGTCTTTAGGTAGCATATAGGTATAAATTAACTATTACAAGTAATTAAGTTAAATCCCCCCTCCCCCTTATCTACTTACTTATTTACCTTATCATCTTATTTTATACATGTAAATACTTAAGTAAATACTCTCGTATTCTCCTTTCGTAGCTAAAGCTACTACAGTCGATACTTCGTATTTACTTAAGTATTTACCATAATAGTCTATTAATATTACATAAATTAGGTAACTTCTTATATAGATAAAATATATTATAATTTTTAGACTAACGTAGAGGGGAGTGTAAGAGATATATTGCTTCTTATACATAAGAGATATATTAGGTAATTTAGGTAGATAGATTAGGAGTTAGTAGGTATTAGTAGGAATAGAGGGGGAGTGAAGTAAATTCTATTAAGGGAAATTATAAAATTCAGTATGAAGGTAGAACCGTACAAATTCAAGAGCAAGAGCGGTATCGCCCCCCCTACTTGATTTGGGAAAACTGGAATTGCACTACCCACCCACCTTCGGTGTCTGGTCACACCGGTCCTTCGGACCTGAATAGATGGCACTTCGCCCATCGTATGCGTAACAAGGAGACTCTCATGTCTAACGCAACTGTAGTATCTGCTCGTAAACCTATGGGCTTCTTCCGTTCTTTAGCTTCACCTATCTATGCTATCGGACGGATCTTCTCTGCTGCTGAACGTGCTGCTAACGTAGTGGACATGTACGCTGAACAGCTTGAGACTGAGACTGAGATTGCATTGGTTCCTGCACTCACTCGCCTTGCTGTATCTCGTCAGCAAATGCAGGCTAACATCGCTGCTGGCAAGTTGGATGATACAACGAAGAATGATTAACTCTTCGTTATGGAATAGCCTAACGGCTATTCCTTCTACCATCTGGAGGACTATCAATCCTCCGGTCCATCATACTCTAGAGCCATCGGAACTAGAGTCATTGGAACAATCCAAGCAAAAGCTTCTTGAAGCCAGAGCTAGGATGCAGAACTACATGGACAACAATTCCCTGTAGTAACCATGGGAATGCTAACGCATTCCCTTTAACCATTTGGAGTTCTACCATGTTCTACGCAATCTTCCTTGCACCAACTGATTCCATTGCATTAGCCATTGGACGACTAGCGTTCTCCTATGCGCTTGGCTTTACTACAACAACCCTAGCTATCTGCTAGGGCTTGTTTTTTCACACCTTTCACACCAACACCTTGGAGATAGTACGATTAAGCTAGAAAGAACCATTAGCTAATACGCTCTAGAATCAATTCTAAGCCATTCTTAGCCTTACCCTAAGCCATCGCACTACCTACCCTACGATAATTCCACTACGTGAGGAATAAGTGGGTAGAAATTGATAGTGAGCAGTACAATCTTAACAACTATCCCCTTTCCCTAAACCCTACCATCATTTCCCCTCAATCCTAAACATTCCCTAAACACTAATCCCATTAGTACCTATTACCCATACATACATTAGCTAGTACTTATATACAACAAGTATTACCCACTCCTAAGTCCTTCGGACTTGGAGGGATACTTGTAACTACATCCTGTAGTTGCATAACAATTCATTCTGGAGAATGACATGAGACATGCTGGCCTTGCAGGTAAAGGTTACTACGTTGTAGTAACCAACACTAAACTTTCTACCTTCGGTAAGAAAGGTTTAGTAGTGTCATCTGACGATGACAAAGCCGTTGTTCTCTTTGAAGACAACAAGAAGATGGAGTACTCCAGAACTTCTGTTCAACTTCTAGAGAAGCAAACCTTCTGCACTCTTGTAGTGCATAAGGGTAACGAGTACTTAGTTACTCCAAAGGATACTATCGTATCCTTGAGAACCAATCGGATTATGAAGTGGGGCGATGAGCACCCCACTCGTAGGGAAATCTTAAATGATGCCTACATTCCTGAATAATAAGAGCACCTTCGGGTGCTTTATTTTTTGCATAGCCCTTCGGGCTTGCACTGACATCAAACCGGAGGGAATATATGTCACGTTACCAAACAGCAGTAGCTCGCAAGCTACATGCTGCATACCTTAAATCAGGTATGACTCCAGTTGAGTTCTACAACCATATTATATCCACTCGTGGGCATAGTATTGTTAGTGTAAGACTCAATGAACTCTCATTCAAAATACATGTACCAGAATATGGTGATGATATTGAATGGTATGGCTGGGATGAACAATCCCAGCTATGGCTGGAACTATAACATGCACTCTTCGGAGTGCTTTGTTTTTTGGTATGGAGCTTCGCTCCTGAATCGGTGTTGGGTGCATTCGCACCCTCAATTTTATTGGAGACAGTACCTATGTGCACCGTGGTCAATAAATACAAATCTCCGTTCGATGTTTACATTGGACGAGGTAGTGTATGGGGCAATCCATATCCTATGCAAAGTGAAGCGGATAGAGCCAATGTAATTGAGCTATACCGCAAGCATCTGCACAAACAGATACACGAGGGAACCGTAACCATCCCAATGCTATTGGAGTTGGACGGTAAACGCTTAGGATGCTTCTGCAAACCTAAGCCTTGTCATGGTGATGTTATTGTCCGTGCTGTTGCATGGGCTAAGGAACAAACATGCTCAAACTAATTAATGTGATAGCTCCATGGCATAGCCAAGAGGCTTGGTCATTGCTTATCCATTTAATCAGCTGCGGGATGCTTCGCACCCAAATCAAAGCTGAAATGGAGAAAGCTGGGTACTATGTACCCGAAGATATGATTGAATGCTTTGATAAGCTATTCGATATGACTATTGATCTGGACATCGGATCAAGACAATACGAAGTACCTACTAAGAAGGAACAGGTATGAAATACTATGGACGTAAGACCGTGGGTAGCGTAATAGCTACCCAATTCTTTATCATTGGTGTTGTTGGAGTTGATCTATGAATATATTCATGGCAATTGTATCTGTCATTATTATGGCCGTGCTCGTAGGCTTAATTGCCTACGCAGCAATAACTACAGGGAACAACTAACATGCTAGAAAAAGTATTCTGGTATTGTATCGCAGCTATCTTAACTATTTCATTGTTACAAACAATACAGAATAGTTTAGATGAAAGACCACAATCTACAGTTCATTCAGACCAAGTTATATTACTTGTAATGGATGGACTGAGGGCTAATAACCCTAATGTGGGTGAAACATGTATTGTAGTAGCTGCTAATTTATTAGTAGGTGACTACAATACTGTAGAGCACATGATGCCAGTACATGGCAAGTGTGCTACTAAACTAATTGGTATGTACGTAAGTAAGGACCAACTATGAACATTACTTTAAAGTACCAACCAGTAACATACAAAGCTGGTTGGGATTGTAATGGAGTATGGGCATTACATGTGAACCTATCTGATAATTCATTCATGTTCCTGTTCTATACTAAACCAACAGCTAGACAGATACGTCGCACTGTTAAACGTGCAAAACGTAAGGTATGGAGATACGATTCATTATGAAGCTAATCATAGCTGGAGGGCGTGATTTTGTTGATATGTCATACGCTATTGAGTGCATCAATAGACTGATAGATCAAGGCAAGATCAAAGAAGAAGGCTTGGAGATTGTTTCAGGTATGGCCCGTGGGGCTGATACCGTAGCAATCAACATAGCTAAGTCTAACAACCTTACATTGCATGAGTTCCCAGCTGATTGGGACAAGCATGGTAAGGCCGCAGGATATCTGCGGAACATAGATATGGCCAAGTTCTCAGATGCTCTTGTAGCATTCTGGGATGGCCAATCTAAGGGTACTGAGCACATGATTCAAACCATGCGCTCGAAAAACAAACCGGTATATGTATTCCGGTACTGAAAGCTCCGCTTTCATTTATGAAAGACACCTTTATGGTGTCTTTTTTTTGCTATAGCTAGTATCACTGCTTCGCTCTTTGCCCCGTCGGGGCTGTAAAGACAATCCTGTCAATCTTGGAGGTTAATCATGGCATTCACTGCGTATTATGTAACTAAGAACCAAGTATCAAAACTTGGTAAATACCCAACTAAACAGGCTTGTATCCGCAAGCTACTGGGTAGCAAATGAATCTGATTGCTTTAATCATTCTGTTCTTCCTTATGTTCCTGAACATGAAGAACAAACAATTGGACAATGTTGATAAATCATTCTCCATAGTATTGCTATCAGTTCTGATTATATTGGAACTGTTGGCATTGTAATGTCCCTTCGGGACTGAAAAGAAACAATCCCGCCTCAATTGAGGCTCCTACCATAAAGGAAACATAGCCATGGGCTTAGTAGCACAAGAAGCACAACCGCAAGTTAAGAAACCACGTACTCCAGCAAAAGGCAAAACAACTACTGCTGCTGAATATACCAAAGCAACAGCTTGGCTGAATATGAACATTGTCCGTAGTGATAAGTCCACATTCAAAATCAAGCGTGGAACAGCCATTGTTCCAACAGAAGATATGGTATTAGACGCATTAGAGAAATCTGAGCGTAAATACCGTGACGAGTGCGTTGCAAAGGGTATTCCCTATGTAGCGCGTAAAATCCATATCGAAGCTACCGTACAACTGGTTGATGCTCCAGCAGAGATTCCAGATCTGTTCGAGTAAATACCAAAAGAACCCAGCTAACGCTGGGTTCTATTTTTTTAACCGGAGGATAGTATATGAGTCTGGTACAAAAGCAGATAGAAAACGAAGAGAAGTATTCTCGTCGTAATATCCAAAAGTGGATAAAAGAAGTAATTATGCAAGAGGAAACTCTTGTATATGCCATGGCTATGGCACATCAAGATATAACCGAGTACATGGTACAGGATTACTATCCTAGTAAAATGATACGTTATGCCCTGTTCAATGAATACAATGACCTTGAACCAATAATGTTAGAGGTCATGATAGAGGTGCTTAAAGCACCTAACGGTACAATTATATTCCAGCAAATAGCTGGAAGAGTTGCACAGTTCGTTAATGGTATGGAGTACATTGATGCACTTAAGACAGTATCAGATATTATGGGACTTATGTGCCATGCTGATCTGTTTGATGTTATTCAACCTGCTTTAGCAGATGAAGGTGTATTGACTATTCAATCTCCGCTTAGTTTAGATGAGCCTATGTTACAGAGGATTGCTAATACTAAGTATCTACCACCAATGCTAGTTCCACCTAGCGATGTAAAAGAGAACAAAGGTAATCAATACCTTACGTTCAAGACTTCTTTAATCAAGAAGCCTTACAACTTCCATAATGATTATTTAGCTTATGACGTAATTAATATATTGCAGTCATACGAATTATCATTAGATGAATTTGTAGTACATCAAGAGATTGAGAGTCCAAAGAATGAACTTGATACTCAAGAGAAGGTTGATAACTTCAACCGTATGGTATTGGCATCTAAAGCCACATACTTGGAAATCTTAGAAGCTGGTAACAAGTTCTTTGAACCTTGGTCGTATGATAAACGAGGCCGTAGTTATATGGACGGATATCATATTAATTACCAAAGTTCACAATACAAGAAAGCCCTCATCAATATTAACCCATTGAAGGTGAGTCAATGCGTAATAGTTTAAGTGCTTCTGAATTAAAGAAGCTGTTGCCTTTAGTGCAACAACATGAACCATCATTTGTATATCTATTCGAACCACAGCCTAAGTTAGCTGCGGTCGAAAAACAATACCGCGAATTTCTTCGCGGTGAAGTAATCAAACGTCTTAAATCCCTTAGTATAGAGGTGTAACATGCAATATTTCACTGGTGAAGAATACCTACGTATTATGGTGGCAAACCACATGGGCCTAGATAAGAGCCTATGGGAAGAGCGCATTGACTTCACCATGGGAAAGTCCATTGACGACCTTTGGAAAGCCTCTTGGGAGGCTGAAGAAGGCATCCTAATGCGTAAGGCTATACGCAATCTAGAAGCCTTCTACCAAGGCAAACCGGTATCAATGCCAGCAGCATTAGATGCTACAGCATCAGGTGTACAACTCCTGTCATGCTTATCTGGCTGTACAAAGTCCGGTGACATGGTTAACCTAGTTGACCCAACCAAACGTAAGGATCTGTACTGGGAAGCAGCACAGAGCACTGGAGGCATCTTAAGTCGTGAAGACTTGAAGAAGCCAACCATGACTACGTTCTATGGCTCTAAAGCACAGCCTAAGAAGGTATTAGGTGAGGGTAGCCCAGAATATGAGGCTTTCTACGATATGTTAGAAACAGAATTACCGGGAGCCTACAGCTTAATTGCTGATATCCAATCGTGTTGGCAACCACATACATTAGCCCATGAATGGGAAATGTTTGATGGCCATAAGGTATTCATTCCTGTAATGCAGCCTGTCGATACGAAGATCGAAATTGATACCTTGAATGGTATGAGCTATACCCATCGTCACCTCATCAATGAGGGAACCGATACCGGTATTAGCTTAGCTGCCCATGTAACCCATGGAACAGATGGATACGTGGTACGGGAAATGGTGCGTAGAGCATCATACAACCTGCCACGAGTAGAATATCTGGCTAACCTATTCGCTAGAATAATGGGCAAACCTGATATGGATAACGTATGTCCAATGGACATTACCCGAGTAATCTCTACTGATAGACTGTACGCCTTAATTGGCAAAGAGTCATATCGTGAGTTTACTGAAGGTGAACTACATCATATCAATTGGAGACTTCACAGTATGCTGAGAACACAGCCATACAAAGTACTTCCAATACATGATTCGTTCGCACAGCACGTAAATTTCTGCAATAAAACTAGGCAGAATTATGCAAATATTCTGACTGAAATTGCATGTACTGATTCACTTCAGTTCATTCTGAGACAAGTCACAGGTAACTATGATTTGGTATATCAGAAGGATGACGGAGAACTTTGGAAGCATATCCAAGGTGCAAACTACCAGTTATCATAGTTTAATAGAAGTCTCCGACTTCTGACTTGAGAAGTATAACCTAAATACTAAATGGTAGAAAAAGTACAAATAAGACTAAAGCTACCTAAAGGTAGCTTTGTTTTTTTGTACAGATAGTATATCTCTTAGTAATTACGAGATAGACTGATATTTTACCTAACCACTAACGAGATAGACTATGTATTTAGCATTACCCACTAACGCTAATTTAGATGAATTATTAGCCAACGAACAACCGTATAAACTGAACGCTGGAGAGTGTGCAGGATTATCAGATGATATCCACTACACACATTCCCGTGAGATTAAGGACACATCCTTTGATAAGGATGCTGCCAAGCAGTACTTCCGAAGGAAGGAACTAACCTTCGAATACAACCTAGGTGATGACCTAGATAACTAACTTAAAAGCCCTGCATTCGCAGGGTTTCTTTTTTATAGGAACTATAAAATGTCTGAGAAAATTAAAATCAAAGCAACCTTGCATGATGGCGATACTTACACTGTACGGGGTACAAGTGTAGTACATGCTCTTGCTACTTTCATCAGTAATCGTCTTACCAAAGACGAAGTAGATATACTACAAGGTATCTTGAAGGTAAGCGAAAAGTTTTCCAAATCCTTGAATACAGTGCCTTCAAACTCTGCTGCAGAACCAACCCCTAGCTCTAATGCTGTATTGGCAGAACGTATTGTAGAATTAGACAGAAAACTGAGCCAATATATGGTAGCTGCCAAAGGCCAAACTAATACCATTGATAACCTATTGGCTGAGATAGATCGACTTAAAGCAGTAAACAATGATCTTCAAGTAGAGTTGGTGGGTGTAAACAGAAGCAATATGAACCTTGAAAAAAGTGTTCTAATTACTCAAGGTGATTGCAGGGCTTTAAAGGAATCCAACGAAGCATCCAGTAAACAGATCTTTGAGTTACTAGCAGAAATCAAAGCCCTAGAAACCCACAAACTTGATAGCGGGCATGTTATCGAAAACTTCCGTAAGAAAACCCATGGCATGGAAGATGATCTCGCTACTTATGAGAAGCGTCACGCTGCTATGCAGGCTAAGGTTTTAGAGCTTCAAGAAGAAAACCGTGTAATGGATAACTTGATTGCTGTTAAGCAAAAAGACTTGGCTCATTATACAGAAGTAATTGCTGATCTTAAGCATATATGTAGTGGCTACAGTGGCAAGATAGATGCACTTGAGAAGCAAGTAGCTTTACAAAGTTCACATGCTGCTTCGCTTGAGAACCAGCTTGTAGATAGAGTTCGTGCTTTAGACATTCAATCTTCCAATGTAGCAAGTTTAAATCGTAAGTACTCAAGTGTATGTCAGTACTTAGTTAACTTTAGGGACGCATTTAACCGCTATACCGGATCTGTAGATGGTTCAGAGTTCCAAAGAAATGCTGTAGCCAATCTACAAAAATTACTTGCCATGTACCCTGAAATTGTTGAAACCGATTCAGATAAAACTACATCTGCGGTTGAATGGCAAGCACCTGCTGAACGTGGAACAGAAGGATATTAATCATGAAACAACCTCATGTACATGCTGAGCTTATCAAAGCTTGGGCAGATGGCGCTGAAATCCAAGTTCGTACTTCTAGAAGTAAGAACCCTGAATGGCTTGACGTAGAAACGCCAAGATGGGAGCAACAAATGGAGTACCGTATCAAACCAGAACCAACTGATTTTGATATTCATGGTGTTGAAGTTGGTGACATTTGGAAAATCCTACCTGATGATACAGTTATAGCAGTGCGTTATATAAGAAGCACCAATGTAATGAGTTTAACCGGAATTGACCACGATTTGACTTCTTTAAACCGTTTACTATTCCGTCGTGGTGAGGTAGATAAGCTATGAAAAATTACATAGCTCAAGTGTTATTCCAAGCAATGGCAAGCATCCCTGATGCAGTTACCACAATGGAAACAATAGACGAAAGCAGTAACGTTAAGTTACTGCAAGAAGTCTTTCCTTTGTTGGATAAGCAACATACCAAACCCCGTAAAGATCGTGGTTTTAGCAATGCTGAATGGGACAGATATTATAAATCTGTCTCTAAACCAAAACGTGCTCATAAGGATCGCCATAAGAAAGGCAAGCCTTAAACCAAGGAACTATTGGTATGAAACCAAACGTCGTACAACGAGTTATAGCAGTAGCTGGTGAAAACTTTGATAGTAGAGGTTGTCGTGTGACAAATCCCTACATAACCGCAAGAGAGAGCATTGAGCTTGGGGATTACATTGTTGCCTTGGAAGAGGAAAACAAAAAGTTAAACTCAAGGCTTGTTGCAATAACCCGAGCCATCGAAGTTATCCAAGATCTGAACCCACGTAAGATCCCTTTGGTTGATACCGCTCTTACTGGTGCAATCGAAAAACATCGAATGGAGCGTAGGCTCTGGGATAAGTTAAACGAAGTTCTATCAAACAAACCGGAGTCAACATGATTGATTTAATCTATCAAGTAACACAAACCTTAGCGTTAATAACATTGTTAATGATGGTAGCAGGTAAAGTAGGTGCTTTCGATCAAGTACCTGAAAACACCTTCCTATGGGTTGCAGGATCAATACTTGCAGTAACCGTTATCATGCTTTTCATTTCAGGTCTTTTACTCGTCTGGAGTTAAACCAAATGGCAAAGAAACAACGTCCACCTCGTATAGGTGACTTCCTAAAAGCAGGTATCCAAAGTCCTACCTTACGACAAGTACCGGACTTTCGTTTACCTGACCCAATCCGGTACAACTCATCTGAGGCCACTACGATACTTGGTATGAATGCTTCTCTTGCAGTTGAAGATGCTTTTGAGAAGATGGTTATCCAAGGAAAGTCTGTACTTGTTTATGACCCAGAGGCATATAGCATGCTTCAAAGTCTACAGAAAGACTACTTAAACACTCTTGATCAAATAAATGCAGAGGAAAAGGTAACTGCTGTAAAGCTTAACCAAGTGTATATCGACCATGAGAATAAGTACTTCACCGAAGATGATGTTAAGACCTTATTGGTTCAGAACAAATCTCTAAAGTTGTTGCTTGAAATAGAGAAAGGAAATTCATCTGAGCAGCGGTATATGAAAGATCTTGCTCGTAAGCAGAGGGATAAAGTAACCAAGCAGCTTAGTGAAGTTACCCAAATACTCGAGTTTTATAAGAAAGGTCTTGATATCGGTATAGAACAAGATCTGGAATGTACCTCTGTCAAAAAGGGTATTGAAGGCTTCATGAAGTCTCTGGAGAAGTAATGAAAAAATTCAGAATATGGAACAATATAGACAAAGGTTTTGTAGATGAAAGCACTATAAAACTTATACCTATCCTCTTAGGTAAAGTTCTACATGGACTCAACTATGAGGACATTGCGGATATGTACTTAGGTATTACCGATATCAAAGGTGTTGAGATATTTGAAAACGATATTGTGACAATCCCCGGTACTGGTATCTGTAAAGTAGAGTGGTCCCCTCATCTAGGGGTAATATACCGCCCTGCTAATGGGGATTATGTAGATCATCATGACTGCGTAGCTGAGAATGATCATCCAACAATCATAGGCAATATCCATCAACATAAGGATCTCTACAAATGAAAATAAACAAGGTTGTTTTCATTTTGTTAGCAGGTGCTTTAGGGGTAATCATAGACGAATGGTGTATGTCTTTCGGAACACCTGAGTTCTTAGGTATGACGGTATTTATAATCGGTCAAGCTCTAGGAGCAGTAACCACTGCTGTCCAATCAAACAACGAATAATAGGAAATACTCTATGAGTATGCACAAGAAACCTTTAACACCTTTGGAAGAAGAAGGCTTACGTGTTCATCATCTGACTATCGGTGCTCCAAGCCAACTATCTGATGCCTTCAGAATCGGTATGGCTTGGGCGCAAAGAAACTCACAAGCAGAACGTGAATTAAATACTCTGGTGTCGAAAATATCTAAAGTTCGTAATTATTGTGAATTACACAATATAGGCGAATGGGGTAGCTTTTGCACAGAAGAATTAATTAAACATTGTGATGCTTTAGTAGCGCAGGTTGCAGCATACAAAGAGAGATCATCCCAACTTAATAAATTGTGCGATGAACTTATCGACCATCTTCGCTACAACAAAGCTGAACGTGATGATGTATTGAATAGCTTCTGGGCTAAACAAGAAGCTATCAAGCATGTGCCAAGCGATCCACAACAATGTATAGCAAAAATCTGTAAGGGTGAATCAAATGAACCTAAGTAAAATTTTATGGGACTTGCATCATAGCAGTGATGTAGGTAATGCAGTAGAAGGCTTAGCTGAATTAGCTGTAGCTTTAGAAAATGAGCGTGATGCTTTAAGCGCTCAAAACAAGACTTTCATAGATTTTTTAAAAGGTCTAAGTGAATTGCATACCTACGGTGCTGATGAAGCAAAAGAACTACTTGCAGGGAATTCAGAACAAGATCTACCAATTCACAAAGCAAATACAGACAAGCTGGCAGAGTTAGCCTTGTACTGTGTACAACGTAAAATTGGTCGTGGTGGTCAAGAAGCACACGAAGCAATAATGCTTTATTGTGATGTTTTGACTGCACAGCTTGAGCTAATGCACCAAGGAGTTTTATCTTACCTGAACAATTCCATAACTTCGAGGGATGAAGAAGTTAACTGGAAAAAGTTAGTACGTATACTGGAATCAAACCCTCAACAATGCCTCACAGAAATTAAGGCAATAGCTATTGAAGAAGCAATCGGTGAATGCTTATCAGCCATTGATGACAATGCAGCTATTAAGCTTGTCCCCTTTGGTTATTTGTTATCAGAAAAATGGTTACTCCATTACGCTGAGAAAGTCCGTCGAGGTGATGAGTGATTAAACTACTTAAATCTTTTGCTTGGTTATTTGTCCTAACCTTGGCAGGTTGTGATACGTATGAACAAGTACCAATGAATGTAACCGAAAAAGCTAATGAGCTTTGCTCAACCATGGGGGGAGTTAAACAGTTATACGTCAAGTCTTGGTCAGATAATCCAAAAGTATCCAGTAGTCCGATGAATACCAAACTACTTGTGACCTGTAGAAAGCATAATGCTGAGGTATCAAGTACATTTCAATGGGAAAGAGAATTATGATCAAACTAACCTTATCAGGGGACAGAGGTACTATCCTTCTGAACCCTAGACACATTCTTAGTATTACTGAAGGTCATTCTAGAAATGTTGTAGTAAGGCTTATAGATGGTATCTCGTATGAAGTACGCGAGCCACTCTTAAATATTCAACAGATGTTATACAAAGGGATAGCTGCAAATGGCAACCAAACAAACTAACCGTATGAAGTTCCAAATGTGGACACCTAACCTCAATATCAAATCAGAAGGTTCTCTGGTAGGTGGTGTTGTACACGCATTCGATTTTCTATCAATCGAACAGAAAGAAGTAGCTTTAAAAAAGATGAGTGAACGTCTTCTTAAAGCCAAGGCTAAAGCTGAAGGTTTATCTGTGGTAGATGTACCGGTATCTAAAATGTCTCTTGAAGACTTGGAAGGTAACGTACTTGATCGCACCTCAGCAGTAACTATTGAAACTTCTTCATCAGAAGGACAGTAAACTATGTCTGATGAAAAACCTGATAAAGGTCCACTATCTAGTAGTGAGAAGTTAGCACTGGAATTTACCTTAATATCCTTCTGCTTACTTCTATCTACTGTAATGTTATCCGGTGCTTACTGGGTAGTAATGTGGGTACTCAATTATGAGTTCTGAACCTTGTAAAACATGTAACTACTATTTAGACACGGCTAACGTACAGTGTCGTACTCATGGGCTTGTAAATGCCCGTAAAGATGAAACTGATATGGAGAATGTTATGCTCCGTAAGCAAGTGACTGTATTACTTGAATGTGTGAAACGGTGTCTGTACGGTCATGTTATAGATGCAGAAGGTAACAGGGATGAAGATGGTTATACAGCATTCCCTGATCATAAAGGTATTGAGGCTTGTCTTAGGACAACATTAGTACAAGTAAAACAACAATCAGACTATTACAGACCTAAGTTGGATAAGCTTGCCGCTGTAAGTCTTAAACATCAAAAGAGGCTAAAGAAACTATGCCAACCAAACAAGAAGAATTCCGGTTAACTGAGTCCAAGTTAATGGAAGATATCCGGTCACTTGAAATGCAAATCCAAGAACGACGTGCTTATTTATATAAGATTCGTGCAGAGTACTCAGAATCTGTTTGCCCCTTAAAAATAGGAGAAGTTATAAAAAATACTGGCCCTGTTCATTGGGGAAAAATGGTACGTATAGTGCGCTACATTCCAACCGATGGGTATTGGTTTCGTTCTTTTAGTAAACCTAATAACTGGGGTGTTCTAGCCACTGTCCTTAAAAAGGATGGTTCTGAATCAAGTTCAACGGTAGAAATCCATGGGTACGCAGAACCTCAAAACTAAGATCATGAACCTTATTGAACAAGGTTTTAATAATGATCAAATCGAAGAACAAACTGGAGCATCAAAAAGTCATATCGTCCATACCCGTATGGAGTATAACGAAGTTGTGCCACAAGATATGCGTAAACCCTCAGTACCAAAATTGACTGCTCCAAAAGAGGGTACAGAAAGACGTATCGTTTACGACTATATGATGCTGTACCCTAACTCAAGATTTAGCGAAGTAGTGCAAGGAACAGGCTTACCAGCTGGTACAGTTGGTTCTGTACGTCACCGCTACTTCTCACCTAAAGCCATAGAACAAAGGGCAAACCAATGCAATACTTAGTAAAAATTATTGAGCGAGGTTCTAAAGAAGCAGTAGAGTCGCTCGGTCCCATGTCTCACAACGCTGCTATACGTGTTGAGCGTGGGGTAAATATCAACCTTAACCATGGTGGCTATATCACTGAAATTGTAGAGGTCGAAGATGAATCCAACGGAGAACAAGATACGGTTAATCCTTCTGAATAAAAAACTGAGAAAGATTGTACAAGACCTGATGTTAACTCAAGGGGATGACCATCTAATGGAAATCTTGGCTACTGGGGCCAATACAACATCCCTTGTATCAGATGTCTTAGGTTCCAGTGTACAAGCCATTTCAGCTCGTCTAAACAAGCTCTACTACAAAGGGTATGTCAGTAGAGAACGGAGGCTTCAGGACTCCGGTGGATATGAATGGGTTTACTCATTAATTGACCACAAGAAGGAACCGTCCGATGAATAACGAATGTGATGACGACAGGATCACCTGTGGGCACTGTGGAAGACGAAACTACCCAGAGGTAGGTATGAGCTTATGCGAATGCTTCTGGGAGCGTAGAGGACAGCCAAATCAACAACCCTGTAGTGAAGAAGACCTACGGAAAGAAATTGCTTATATGCAAAAAGAGGTCAATTCCTTTTTCAGAGAAACAGAGGAATTTATGAATGATGATCAAGAATTAAATTGGGGGTGTCAAACCATCCTAGGAAATGGGAATTTTCTTACTTGCCTATGCCCTCAATGTATAGAAGAGAAGAAAGCTTACTATGAAAAATTCCAACGTAGGCATTCCCAAAACCAGACAAGTAAGCGTGGTACAAAGTTCCAAGGTGCTTACGTACACCAGCGTCAATTTGTTAAAGAAAAATCTCCGAACAATGTAACTCCAATTCCGGTTGAACCTAAGTTCCCGAAAGAAGATGAGTTATTCCAAAGGCTCAATGCTGTAGTCTCCGACTACTCCGGTGAGCTATCACTTGTAGCAACCGTTGGAGTTTTAGAACTCCTAAAACTAGCCATTATCGAGCGTACAAAATGAGCCAATTTATTCCATGGGAACCGTTTGAAAATTACGAAGAATCTCAATTTAGTCAATTCGTAATGGAGCACTATATGTCAGTGCTCTCCGTACTAAAACAGCTTACTTCTGATGAAGCTTTAGCTGAAACCAGAGCAGCCGAAATTGTTGTAGGGCATTTCTTTTCAGGGATACCTGAAAATATGTCATACCGCGAAGCTTTTGATTTATGGCGAAGCCTGCCTGATAAAAGGGATCTTATATGCAATTAGAAATCACTCATGCTACAGACCTGAGTAAGGTTCTGACTACGTATTACAAAGCGTATATTGAACCATCTCCAGAGGGTATCACTTTACGTTTTATGGAGTATTACGAATTACACAGTACTCCGTGCTACTCCTTCTGCTTACAAGATCACATGATCTATGGCCGTAGAAATATCGAAGATCTCTATGATGAAGCCAAGCGTTGTGGTTGGAAGATACACCGTATCCATAAGCAAGCAAGTCGCTTTGCTTTCCCTACCAAAGAGCAAGCTTACGAACACTTCATTATGATGAAGTTCCGTCAAGAAGGTCATTTAATCCGACAATTAAGATTCCTTAAATTGTTCTTGGATAACATCAGAGTAAAACACTCAGCTTCGAATACACATTTTGAATTTACCAGTCAATTGAAGTTAGAAGATCTAACTGTCAAGACAGAAAACTTTATGGGTAAACGTGATGTTTACCTTATTCCTAATACAGAGGAAAAAATAAATGACATCTACAGTTTCAACTGGTGAAATAGTTATCCGCCCTGATAAAGAATTTCATTCAACAACTAAGCCAACTACGTTGGTTCAGGAAGATGAGATTAAAACCATCCAAAGTATTTACGATGTCCGGTCAAATGTATCCAAGATACAAAACATGTCTGACTCGTTAAAATCTCAAATTTACAATTCATTGTTTGAAGCTGAACGATTGATCAATACGCATATTGGTCGTCGAGCGGTACACATGCACCGTATCAAAGAACGGATGCAAACTAAATGAGTACTTTAATTGAAGTACCTCTATGGGCCTTTCTGATCCTAATTGTTGTTTCATGGCCGGGGTTTTCTTACCTAGGTAATTTCTTCGGTAGAAACATACTTGGTCCTATCCTGCTGTATGGGTATTTATTTTTCATAGGGCAGAAGATTTACAGCATAGATAGACACGGAAACAGAACTTATACAAGAGTTCGTTGGTTCCGGTCTATCCACATCTTTCACATTCTCGAACGTATTCGAAAAGGTATAAAAAATGAGCGTAGTTAAAACTTACTGGGCTTTGTCTGAAGAAGCCTCAGTTCCATTCGAGCAAATGGCTTGTCATTACAACGTAAACCGATTTCAGGCTTATCTAGAGCTTCAGGAGAAGGTTGGTTGTGACTCTATAAACACAAATACCAATGGTTCTATTCTGCTTTCATACAATGAAAAGCAAGATCAACCTTGGTTAACTAAACGTCCTGCTTACACTGCAGGAGGGATGTATCATTACTTCCCTAAAGCCAAAACCCCTCAATATGATTGGGTTAAAAAAGCTCGGGAAAAAACAAAGGAAGTCCCTGAATTCCAAGCCTACTGTAAAGAGCAGTTCCCTGATTCTGAAGTGTCAATCTTAGGTGAAGCTCAATCCGGTTCAGGCTTTGCACTGTACCGTACAGCCTTTGGTGTATTAAAAGGTCAATTAGTTATGGTGTTTCCGGTGTTGGTTGAAGATCCAGATTACAGCAAAGTACCTGCTGGGTTTGTTGAGCTAACAAACTCACAATACGCTGCCCTTAACAAGGATACTGAAGATGATCCACGGTCTGAATAACGTAGGGGATAAAGAGCACATTTATCGCCAATATGGTTACACAACCGGAGCCTCGGTAAAACAGTACACCATATCCATGGGTAAAATTTCCATTGGTGCGCCAAGAAACATAATCATGGAAGATCGTACATGTCCTGTAAGAATTGCCCCTGACGAATTCTTTGACCAACATTCACGTTGTCCCAAGGAATGGATCTATGTACCTGATCACATGAACCAAGCAATTAAAATTGGTTCTCCAATGTCCTTTACACCTACAATTACTTTCTGGTGTTTAGCTAAGTACAGTGATGAAGCTCTGCAATGGGCTTACCAAATCATTGTACAAAACATTGAAGCAAAGTTAGAAGAGGTACGTAATCATAGTGATGATCTCAACACTTACCTAGGAGAATGTAATGCGGAACTCTCTCGTAGACTATCTCAACAGCCTTCCGTGGTTTAAAGTCACTGCTGTTGTATTAGATGACAAGCAAGTAGTAGTTAGAGTTACTTGTAATCACTGGAAAGACAAAGAAGGAAAGTTTATCACCTTTAGATACCCAGAATATCAACCTCACGAAGCCCTCTACAGTAGTCATACAGAGCAGTGGCTTAGTAAGTTAACAGGGTATCAGCAAATTACTATCTGGTCCCAGAAGTAGATATAAAATGAACCTCCGGTTCCAAAATTGGAACCTCCAAACAGGAAAGTAAAAATGGCAATTCAAAATCCTCTTGCTGCTCAGCAAGAAATTACCGACCGTATTCGTCGGTTACTCAATGCTTATATCATGAGCAATTCAGTAATTCGCCCACACTTCTTCTTAACTGGCCCATCTGGTTCAGGTAAGACAGCGGTAATGGAAATGCTTACCCTTGAGCAGAATATCAAGCTGATCGAAATTAACGCAGCTGCATTGACCAAGGAAGGCTTATCCGGTAACAGTCTAAGCAAAGCCTTAGCCCCTATCCGTGAAATCCCTGCTGATGGTTTTGGCGTTGTATTTGTCGATGAGTTCGACAAGTTGTTTATCTCTGGTAATACCAATGGTGAATTGGCTCACGAGTCAACCAATGGTGTACAGAACGAGTTCCTTACTGTTCTGGAAAAAGGTTATACCGCGATCTTCGGTGACTATGGTAAATACGTAGAAATGCCTGTAGGTCATTTACTGTTCGTGTTCGCTGGTGCGTTTAACAACGAAACCGGTATCAACCATGAGTGGTTGCGTAAAGTAGGTGTCAAGACCGAGTTCCTTGGCCGTGTACCGCTAATCTACAATTTACCAAAAATCGAGTTAGCTGACATTTTGGCATTGGTAGACAACTACGAGCTGCTGTTACAATACTTCGAGCTGGAAGATACAAGCCCTGCAGATCAGGCTCACATCATCCAAGCTTTAAAGGATAAGCTGACAGCTGATTACGAAGTCAATAACCTTGGCATTCGTTACTTAAGTTCGCTTGTACATCAATACTTCATTAATGGAACTTTCGATGATTCCGTTCAAGCTAAAAAACCTATCACAAAAGGTTCGTTCAAACGTCCCGCAGCGGCTTCCTCTGCAAAAGATAGTACTGGATCTAAAACTGATGGAGCGAACGCCCCAAGTGATAAAGCTCCATTACGCAAACGACTTTCAAAAACACCTAAAGAATAAGTGTTTGTTCCAATGCCATAGCTTTGTAGAAGGTCGGGTACATATACTCGACCTTACTACATTAGCTGTAAGGCCATTGGATAAATGGGAATTTAATGCCTTTGTGCTATTACCACTTCCCTACGAAATCGTTAACGTAGTCTTTGCAGTAAGACCCAAATCCAAGACACCTCTACAGCTTGCCTACAGCATCACAGCAATTACCGAACCAACGGTAATAGAAGATGTTGGGGCTGCTGTAAAGCCTCTGTGTGCTGAATTGTACGACACTGCCTTCCCTTCATCTAACCAGATCAAAGGGAATGGCCAACTCACGTTTATAAACCAAGATTGTGAAGTAGCTACTGATGACTTCATCTTCAACGTGTTCAAAAAATTTAACGCTTGGAGCCAAGCAAATGAATAAATTATCCCTTGCTCAAATGACCGTTATGTTGGATCTCCAATATAAATTAAACACTTTGTCATACCCTAAATGGGTTGAAGATGCCCCAGATTACCTGTTAGCAGGTGCTGTCGAACTCCTTGGCGAAGGTATCGAATATACCCCATGGAAATGGTGGAAAGCAGGTACGTTACAAAAAGATCGTCTGTTCTTGGAACTGATTGATGCTCTGCACTTCAACATGAGTTCTATGCTGGTTCGTTACAGACAAAGACCTGCAATAGGTGAAACAGGTCAGGAAGTTACTGTGCGTGTTACTGCTGACCAAATGAGCATCAACAATGATGATTCAGGGCCATTAGAAGATTTCAAAGAAGCTTGGATACCTCAAGTAATTAAAAGCATTACTCGTAACTTTCTTTCGGAAAGTACCAATACCGGTATGAATTTGCTTTTAAACCTGCTGTACACTCTTGGCTATACCGGTGACGATATCTTTAAATCGTACATTGGCAAGAACGTGCTCAACACATTCCGTCAAGCCAATGGTTACAAGGCTGGAACCTACGTCAAGATCTGGGATACCAATCCTGAAGATCCACAGGAAGATAATGACTTCCTTCAGAAGTTCCTTGCCTCAAGTCCTGTAGCACCAGAAGAAATTTATTCTGCTGCTTATAACTACTTGACCGTGCGTTACCAGAAGGTACTTGGAAATGAAATCGTTTAAAGTACCTATCGGTAAAGGTAAATTCCGTTGGGTATCTATCTTCAGAGATGAAGAGAAATACCCTGACAAAGAGATTGTATTTATTACTTCTCATTCTCTGGAAGTATTAAGCAATACTAATACTCCTGAACTTGATCATGAGATAGAGAAAGCAGTAAAAGCAAACTCTACTGAAGTTAACTTGGTACATACTACTAATCGTATGTACCAAGAGGTTCAGTCAAGTATTGTATTGGATAAAGGTTACGTACTAGATATATTACAAGGTACGCTTTATATCTATTTAAACGGGCAAGTATTCTACTTGTCTTTGTTAGTACCTAACATGATGCTAACTACTTTCAAAGTATCCCAGTCAACATTGCAAAAGTTTGGTCATCAATGTAGAGTTGCTTCGTACCCTGAAGGAACTTCAATAGTTCTAGATGGTTACGAACCTGAAGACCCAATGCCAATGGAAAAAGCCATAGATAAGCCTGTAGATATGAATTATTTTGAACAACTTGTAGCACGCAAGTTTCAAGAGTGTCTCGCATCAAACAGCTTAGATCAAGCTTTAACATTGGCAGCAATCTGGGAAAAGCTTCAAGTAATTACAGCCAACAAAATTACCAAAGGAGAGTAAATTGGTTACATCTGATACGTTCTACGTTGTAATAACATTAGTTGCACTTGCAGCAGCTTTCTACTACACAATCCATGTACGTAAGCAAAGTGTTGGTTTAGTGGAAAGTATGTGTGGTGCTACAATGGAATTGGTTAAATCCATCGACATTCTTGAAGGCAAAATTGCCAGCATTGCTGTCGTCAATCAACGTCAGATCCAGAATCTGGAAACATCGTTGGAAGCTGCCAAGAAACGAGCCAATGCAGCAGAGTCTAAACTTGCTGCGTTATATTCTGAGAATCCTCAATTGAAAAGAAGACGTTCATGACCCAAGAAGTTGAACTTAAATTTGAAGCTCCACAACCGGAGCAGATCGCTAAAAGCATTCGTGAAGGTGTTATGAACAACTTCATCGAACAGCTTGATGTAGCAATTGCTGCCAAGAGTCCATTCATGGATGCCTTGGTGCAAAGCGGTAACATTACCGTGGGACCAGACAACAAGGTGCTTACTGTATCTGAATACCTTCAGAACGTAATGCACACAAGCGTTGACGAAGTTACCTCTAAGATTGGTTTCTGCATGGTGCGTAATGCTCACATGTTTAATATCACTCCTGAAGGTAGTATGGCCCCTGTAGAAGTTCGTGATGTACTACGAGCTACTTCAAAAGACGGTATTACTAAATACGTAACCGCCAAACTCGTACTAACTGTTGAACCTTCCACCGAAGAAGAAACAGCTATGGCCGAGAAACGTAACGCAGTGGTTTCTTAACTACGTTGCAATGCCTGTAACCTTATGCAATACTTCTTGCGCGGTTACAGGCAGCATCTACACTAACTCTAAGTCCCAGACAACTTAACGAGTTCCCCAGTGCCAGTAGGTGTAGATTAGTGGGTTAACAGGTACAATAATTGATAGGTGTGACTTCCTACACAGCTTTAGTTTTTGCGTTGTCCCTAAAGCAACCTAGGCAATTATCCTAAGAACCCTTCCCTAATAAGAAGGGTTTTTTTGTCTTTACCCACTCCGTGGGCTTTTGTGAGAAATACAATCTATTGGTTTGGTGTTTACTCACCTCGACTGTACCAGCTAACGCGCAGCTATCAGGATGTAGACACCAAAGCCAATGGGTTGAATACCCAAACATGGCGAATTGCTGGAACTAAACCTCCAGCCAACGGTTGTAGGTGACGATGGTAGATACGGGAACCTTCACTTTTAATTCATTAGTCTGGTGTTTCAGCCCTCGCTTAGGGGCCATAAAAAAGCTTTATCCACATTTAGCAATGGTCGCAACATTCTGTGGTTACATCAGTCTTTATAAGAAACATCAGAACTAATGAGTTGAATGCGGCTAAGCGCACGTTGTCGGTTTATGGCCCGCGCTATATAGAACAACAGTAACGTATAACCGTATCGTTACACTGAGAGGCACTCAGCAACTCATTACTTAATTCATTAGTTTGGTGTTTTGCTTAGGCGCTTACGGCTTCATTGCGACGGAACCGATAAGCGAGACACCAAAACTAATGAGTTAAAAGCCCACAGGTGTCCAGTGAATATTGGACTAATTCATTAACTGGATGACTACGCATCGTAACCAGTATAAACAAAAAGATATGGGACCAGTTTTTTGGTATGTCCCAAGTACCCCACGGAGGGTAGAGTGGATGTGTAATGCTCTAACGAGCTATGCTTATGCAGCTTCTGCTAAAAACTCTAAAACCAATTTACGGGGTGGCATGGTGCAGTGTGGCACATTTGGGTTCGATTCCCTTTACCGGTAACATGGCTTTGCAAGGCTATGGCAGACCTATACTAGGAATGGAATGCTGCTGGTATCTTCTGGCGTGAGACTGCTTAACACTTACGGTTCGAGTCCGTACACTTCACCTTTATTTAACTAAGGAAATCCTATGGTTCCCGAAGATATAAAACAATGGTATTTATCTAGGGAACCTCAAGATAAAACCGATGAAATCATTGTAGAACTGATCGAAGAAATTCAAGCTCTCGCTGAAGCACTTAAAGAGGCTAACGAAAATACTGTTATTTGGAAAAAACGATATCAAGAATTTTCATCAAAAATTTAATTAAAGGTGTATCCATGAAAATAGACTGGAAGGTCGTAAGCCAGTCTGCTGGCTACATTTCAATCAAGAAAGCTTATGCTGCTCAACTATCCAGTGCTAACAGATCTAACCAGAAATGGAAGCACGATAAAAGTTGGAATCTCGAAGAAGCAAAGAAACGATTTGCTTGGATCATAGCTAGAGCCGTCCATTACGCTTACCACAAGCAGACTACTGTAGATGTTATTCTTAACCAATGGGAAGAGAAAAGAACGTACAGTTGGGGAAGTTACTACGGGGATCAAACATTTCCTAAGCTTGATAAAAATAGTGAACATGTTGCTCAAAGATCAGCCAAAAGCTGGGCTTTAAAAGAGTACCCTAACGATCCTGTAAAAAGAAAAGAAAGATATTTTTCTTATCTTTTGAGAGAAGCCCGAGATAAACGTAAGCGTAAGGGTTCAAAAGCTCGCTGGGATAAATCAACTAGAGAATACCGCAAGCTTATTAAAAGAAGTCCGTAAGTCATTAGCTCGAAGGGAAAACGGGATTCTACGCATCGTGTTGTGACGATGTACGAATTTCAAGTACTCGATTAGGGGAGGAAGTTACGTTAAACACAAATAATACGTAACTATGCCTCTTAGTGCTGACCCCAAAACCATCCTGCCCGTCAACCCGAGGGGCTAACGAGACATCTGTTCTAATGACAGGGTTGGGCAGGATACCTATTAATTACGAGGTAAAAAGTAATGATACATGAAAAGTTATTAGAAGAATTTGATCAGATAGATGAGGAAATGTTTAATCATTCCACCAAATATTTACTAGAGGTGATTAACTCCAGTAAATACTCATCTAGTTTACGCGAATGGTTTTAAAACCCAACCTATTATCTACTTGAATAAACTGGAACAATCTAAGGTAGAAGATCTGTACGATGCGCTACCTCATCCAACTGAAGTAGATGATAAACTGCGTACTCCTGTAAGCTATAAAACATCAGTAATACCTTATTCTCAACAAAAGCCCGGTTTCGGTAAACTTTGTTTAGTTAGAATTTTCTACTACGGGTTGGATTATTTTATCCAACAAGATGTACCTCTTACTTGGAAAGGGTTTACTTCCCATTTAGAAAAAGAAGCACCATCGTATCCACTAGATAAGCTTCCTTTCCTCAATTACGAGTACCACCCTGATACCATAGCTGCAGCCCAACAAGCAGTGGGAGAATGGACTTCAGACCATAACTACTACATAAATGTAGAGAACTGGTTTAAGAAGGGAAAGTATAAAACTTTCGTTATGCGTGAAAGAGGTAATATTCTTAGGGAGTTTCCTTCCAAGCTTGATACCAATTTTGCAACTTGGCGTAGTTATAGCCCTAAAGAAGATTGGGATGGCTTTTCCGAGTTATGCTGTCAAATGGCTTTCAACTATTACGCTGAGGAATTCCTTAACCTGTTACTGCCATTCGATCACAACATAAAACGTAAGCACGATCCAAAAGAACATGCCCATGAACTCGCCATGATTATTGGGGTAGATATGTCTAATACCCCAGACGAATCACTTTTAATTCAAATTAACCAGCATTTTGAAAATGCTAACATTCACTTTAGAAAGGTAGAAAACGATATGAATACTTTAGACGCATACAAAGATGTTCCTTCAGCTCAAGTACAACTGATCCATGGTAAGCCAGCGGATAAGTACACTGAAGCTGAGCTGATGAGCCTTATCCGTAACGCTCGCAAAGCTCAAGACGATATTCGTGATCTGGTTAATACCAGTGCCCGTGTCAAAGCGAAGCACGAAGCTCTTGAAGCAAACATCGTAGTATATGTAGCTGCTTTAGACGCATTGGCTGAATAGCCTTTGCAACGCTCCATAAGCTAATGTGGTAATAGCATTCGACTCATAATCGAAAGGACAGAGTTCGATTCTCTGGTGGAGCACCATTTCCAAACTAAGCTGCTTAATTGCAGCTTTTTTTCATTTAACTTTAACTAGGAAAACACATGTCTACTTTAACAGATGATTCATTATCAGTAGAAGTGTCTCCTGCTACAGCACGACAAATGTTTGTCCGTGTTATTGAAGCAGGACACGTACCGGTATTACACGGTGCTCCGATGACTTCTAAGTCGTCTATCGCTCGCTCTGTAGCGAATGAGTTCAATCTTGAAATTATTGACTGTCGATTAACGACAAAGGATACCGTAGATATCTCCGGTATGATCCAAGTTTCTGACAAAGAAAAAGATGCTAAAGGTAATGTTAAGCCTCAACAAGCTTATTACGTTGCCTTCGACTTCCTGCCTATTGAAGGTATGCCATTACCTAAAGGCAAAGATGGTTGGCTGTTATGGTTAGATGAGATCTTCTCAATCAATCCATCAATGGAAGTAGCTGCTTATCAGCTTATTCTTGACCACATGGCTGGTATGTATAACTTGCATGACAAGTGCTACATAGCTGCTGCTGGTAACGACCCTAAACATGGTGCTGTATCCCGTGTTCAAGGTACTGCTGCTAAGACACGTATGGTACACATCTTCGTAAAACAAGATGTAAACGGTTGGATTAATAACTGGGCTTATGCCAATAAAGTTAATCCACTGATTATCGGTTTTGTTCGTGAGTATCCACAACATTTAACTGATTTTGAGCCTAAAGCAGGTGCAATTACTTACTGTGGTTCACGTACTCTGGAAATGCTCAATGACCTGTATCCTACAGGTACTCCGGTTACATACGATGAGCTTCCGCTAATTGCAGGAACCATCGGATTAACTGCTGCCAACGACTTCCTTACTTTTGTGAATGTATATTCTCAACTGGAAGACTTCGATTCATTGATGGCTAACCCTGCCAAAGACCGTAGCAATTTAAACGCTATCCATCAGTTCATGCTAGTAGATAGACTAATTGCAGGTGTTACAACAGTTCAGCAATTAGACTCGTCTATTCGCATTACAGAAGCCTTTGGCCCAGAATATCCGGTGCTTTTACTCCGTGGTGTAATGGAAGCCAAACAGCTGCAAATGTCCAGTGTCAAGGCACACCCAAGAGTTCGGGAATTGGTTAACGACTACAAAAAGTATTTTCAGGTGTAAAAATGAGCGTCAATCAGACAACAGAGAATTTAGTAACACAAACTCGATTAACCTTAATCCGTGATCCAAAAGTATCTTGGCTAATGTCGTTGCTGCTTGGAAGTGTTACCAAAGTAGCTGATGTAACTGACTGCGGCCAAAGAAACCCTACGTTGTGCGTTACCTCGAAAACCTTCTATATCAATGGAGAGTACTTCACAGGGCTTGCCCCCTTAGTAAGATGCTCTGCATTGCTACATGAAGCACTTCACTTAGCTCTTAAGCATGTGGTCCGGTATGTAGATTTTCCTGACCATAAACGCTTTAACTATGCTTGTGATTACATCGTAAACCCTATGATTCAAAGCCTAGGGTATCCGTTACATCCGACATGGTTATACGAAGAAAAGTACCTAAATAAAACTTTAAAGTTTATTTATGACGATCTAGAAGAGTCCGGTGAAGATGAAGGTGATGATGATTCAGGTGGAGGGCTTGGGCAGTGTATGTTCGAGCCTACCCCAATTGATGATATCCCAGATATTGTTGGCCGTGTCCACACAGCAATGGAGATACTGAAAGGTAACCCAACTGCTATGGGTGCGGTAAGCAAGGTACTTGATTACGTCCAACAAGCTGCTAACCCACCTTTACCATTCAAGACTGCTTTGTCAGATTACTTGAATATGTTAAGTATGGATGAACGTACATGGAGATACCCTAATCGACGTATGTTCGCTGCAGGTATCCTAAACAAAGGTTATGGTTATGGATCTCTACGTTCCGCAATCGTAATCTTTGATGGCTCCGCATCCATGAACGATAAGCTAAGAGCTTTAGCTATTGAACAGATTGAGTACATGCGGGATGCACTGAAGATACAGGAACTTACAGTTATTGTATTCAGTGACGAAGTGAACCAAGTAATTACCATTTATGAAGGTACTCCTATCACTAATGAAGATCTGTACGGTGGAGGTGGAACCAACATGCAAGCTCCATTCGATAAAATCGAAGAGCTTCAGCTAACCCCTGAAATTGCTATGGTATTCACTGATATGGAATGGACCCTTCCCCCTAAGCCTAATTATGATGTGCTTTGGGTAGGTATCCATACCAATCCTTACTGGTTACAAAGACACACAAACGATCCGTTATTCTACGGTAAATATCTGGAGTTAATCTAATGTCTAAGCCCTTCAGTCTGACCTTGAATGAAGGGCAGCAAGCTGGTTTAAATCTTCTAGAAAATTGGTTATCTGATCCACATGCCCCAAAAGTATTTCGCTTACGGGGCAGAGCAGGTACAGGTAAATCCGCTTTAATCGGTGCATTTTACGATTCAGTAAAAACACTGAACCAAGTGTTAAACACTTTCAGCCTACCTCCGGTAGAGCTATTCATTACTGCAACTACTAACCAAGCTGCGGAAGAGTTAAACAAGAAAGTCACCGAACCAAAGGTAACTACTATTTACACTTTACTAGGCCTTACCATCAGAGAAAGTGAAGGTGAGTCTGAACTAAGCCGTCGTAAGAATACCGATATCATTGATGCAATTAGAGATAAGACAGCTTTCAATGAGGCTACCCCGGTTGTAATCATTGATGAAGCTTCTTATGTAAGCCCAGATCTCGCAATATATATTGATATTGCTATGAACAGATTACCTGATTTACGTGTAATCTTTGTTTATGATGATAAACAGATATTACCTGTTAACTACGATAGCTGTTACGTAGATGAAATATGTGATGAGTCTAACTCTGTATTACATGAGTTGACCCAGAACGAAAGATTCTTATCACATGGAGATTCTGCAATTGCTAAAGCAGCAGACTCTTTGTGTAAAGTTATTGGCAATGATGATCTCGAAATTGAAGAGATGGTAGAAGGACCAGACTTACAGTTTATCACTAAGCAACAAGCCTTGGAATTATCTCTTTGTCATCTTAGAGGCCACGAGTATATGTGGAATCTAGATCACTTCGTTTACTTGGCACATACCAATAACAATGTACAAGACTCCAATGATTGCTTGTATAGAGAAATCCATGGTAACAAGAACTACCTTGAAGTTAATGGTATCCACTTAACAGTAAACAGTCTGGTTAAGAACTCTGTACAGACTAACTTAGTCAACTTACGTAACAATCAAAAGGTTACGTTACTTAGTGCTACGCATGAAGGCCCAAGCTGTGTTACCACATACGATGTAGCTCTTAGAGAAGTCTATCTTCGTAGACAGTTTGATGACCAAGATACCTGTGCATTTGTTCCAGTAGATTGGAGCCAATACCGTAAAGAAATGAAGGATGCAGCTGACGAGAGAGATTGGAAGAAATTCTATTTTCTCAAAGACTGTGTGGCAGATCTTCGGTTATCCTACTGCTCCACTGTGTACAAAGCACAGGGAAGGTCGTGTAACTATGTAGTAGTTGACGTAGATGACATCCTGCAAAAATCCGCTTCATTGGATCAAGCAAAGCGTCTGATATACGTCGCTATCACAAGAGCACGTAAGAAAGTTTACCTAATGATGGATTAACCCCATGAACATAAAAGAACTATCCAAAGCCTCCAAGCAGTACTTGGTTGCAGAGATAGAGCAGCATCTATACCCTGTTCTATTCCCTGAACTCCTTCAAGACGTTAAGGCCGCTACCGGATTGAATGCTGAAGCTACTCTAGGCTTCGCCCAAGAAATTGGCACAGTAGTCGCAGGAGTGCGTTACCATCCTGTTTTAATCAAGCCACTTGACCCAACCAAAGGGACTTACCTTCCTTTGCATAAAACCCAGATGTCTATGTTCGGGGAGTTCCTTACCAAGCACCGTGATACCATTGCAGCGTTCTCTACGGTACGTAATATGCTGCTTAAGGCTACCACAGTGGCACGATCTTACGGTGACCTGTGTAGACTGACGACTATACCTATGGATACTCTCAGGGACCGCACAGATTTGCAGTACACGTTGAGCCTTTCAGAGATAGGGGAATTCCAGTCAGACCATAAGAAGGCCATTGATTCGGTAGCTTACTACACTACCTACTCACATCTGTTTGGTGATATCCAAGAATAGGAGTACCTATGGAAATCCTTTCTTTAACTGACAGTACCACCCCCAAGTCAAGTGCAATCCTGATTAAGGAAAGCACTTGTAAACCTAGTTCAGTCTATACCGGATACCACAATTACTTTGGTGACAAAGAAGTAATGGACTCGGTTGCTTTAGCACCACTGTACTATGCACCGAATAACAAGGTAACCGCTGCTGATGCAAGGCAATACATATTGGAACTGCTTTCCCATCTAGCCGTCCAAAATATCATGTTGCTTTATGTAGCTGATTCTACCTACTTCAAGGTGCTTACTGGTAAATCCAAAAGCGATCCTTGGAGAGGTTACGTGTTACCTTGTACCCTCAAGGGATTCGAAAATTTCAAAGTAGTGCTTGGGTACAACTACAACGTACTGTTCCACAACCCAAACTATGAGCCGTACATTCTGACCTCTATTGATGCTTTTGTAGCGGCAATGACAAGTCAAGAGTTGGCCTATACCAAGTTTAAGTACAAAGAGCATCAGTTCGTTGACGTACACAAAAGTACATTTAAGTACCAAAATTGGATGGATTTTTTATTATCCAAGCCAACGATTGCGCTAGATATAGAAGCATTCTCGCTTAAGTTCTACGATGCAGGTATTGCTACTGTAACGTTTGCTTGGTCAGAGACTGAAGCCATTACGATGAACGTAGATCTTACGTACAACAAGGTGTATAAACACCCTGCTATATCCCGTAATGAGATAGCTTTCGAATTCTTAAGGGAGTTTCTGTACTCGTACAAAGGTAAGCTGTTATTTCATAACGCATCTTACGACGTTAAGGTATTGATATTCGAAATCTTCATGAACAGAGACTTCTTTGATTATGAAGGTATGCGATTAGGTATCGAAACCCTATGTCGTGACTTTGAAGACACTAAGCTTATAGAGTACTGTGTAAGTAATAACGCAGTCTCAAACAAGCTGTCATTAAAGGAATCTGCCCATGCCTATGTAGGCAACTATGCTCAAGAAGAAATCAATGACGTTACCCAAATTCCTTTAGGAGATCTGCTTACCTACAACGGTACAGATGGTGTAGCTACATTCTGGGTATGGAAAAACAAATATCCATTAATGGTAAAAGATGACCAAGAGGGTGTGTATAACACCATTCTTAAACCATCGGTTAAGCTGTTCCTTCAAGCAGAGCTTGTTGGCATACCTTTGGACATGGATCGTGTTGACGAGGTTATAGCCCTCTGTGAAGCGGATAAAGCTGCTGCAGTAAACAAGGTTCTCAACAGTCCATTGATGGCTGATTATAAGGAACTCAAGGCTACTCACGAGTTTGACAACCAGCATATTCGCTGGAAGAAGAAACGTGAAACCATGCAGTTCTTCCGTGATGAGTTTGAGTTCAACCCTAACTCCAATGACCAAGTAGCGGATTTCCTTTACGAGTACATTGGGTTTGAGGCTATCGAGTTCACTGATACCGGTAAACCATCGACCAGTAAAGATGCACTGGCCCCACTTAAATTCCAGACAGACGACAAGGATATGCTTGAAATTCTTGAAGGCTTGGCAGAGTTATCTGAGGTAAATATTATCCTCACTAACTTCCTGAGTAGCTTCAAGGAAAAGAGTATTCTCAAGTCTGACGGAGTATGGTGGCTCCATGGATCACACAATATCGGTGGGACCAAATCAGGGCGCTTAAGTAGTAGTGACCCTAACCTTCAGAACATGCCTGTTCGTGGTAAGTACGGTAAGCTTGTAAAGAGCTGTGTAGTTGCCCCTAAAGGCTGGTTATTAATCGGTGCTGACTTTGCTTCACTAGAGGATCGTATTGATGCTTTGCTTACCAAAGATACCAACAAAATTAAAGTTTATACTGATGGTTTCGATGGACATAGTTTACGCGCTGCTTATTATTATTCTGACCAATTACCACAGATAGATCCTAACTGTGTTACCTCGGTCAATAGTATTAAAGAAGTTGCCAATGAATTACGTGATGCCAGCAAGCCAATCACATTCGCTCTAACGTACTTAGGTACGTGGACAACTATCCATAGAAACTGCGGTATTCCAAAAGAGAAAGCCAAGGAAATCGTATTCCGATACCATGAGCTTTACAAGGAATCTGACGAGTACAAAGATGCCCGTTTACTGCAGGCTTCTAAAGATGGCTATGCCACGTTAGCATTCGGTTTGCGTATACGCTGTAAGGTATTGGCTAGTTCCATTTTTGGAAGTAAGCGAATGACTTCAGCTGCACAAGCTGAAATGCGAACCATCGGTAATGCTTTCGGGCAATCATACGGTATGTTGAATAACCGTGCTGGTATTGCTTTCCAGAGAACAGTGTTTAAACACCCTGTCTATTGGGATAAAATACTACCAATCATGCACATCCATGATGCACAGTACTTCTTAATTATTGATGACCTTAAAGTACTTCACTTCTGTAACGAGCACATTCCGAAAGAAATGTCTTGGCAAGAACTACCTGAAATCCAGCATGACTTGGTTAAATTAGGTGGTGAAGTTGACGTATTCATACCATCTTGGGAAGAGAAAGTCACAATACCTAATGGTGCAACCCTTCAACAAATTAAAGAAATTGGAGATTCGATTGATGTATAACGCATCTATGGTTCAAGCCTCAACTTATCGAGGCCAAAGTATCTTTACCTTAGATATCACGTTTCCCCGTGCTGCTTTAGCTGAGTTCCTGACACATCGGGTATTCTCTAAAAACACTGCGAGTACTCGTGCTATCCCAGTTAAAGATCACATTAAGCATATCCGTGAAAACTTCTACACCCCTCAGTGGACGAAGAATCAATCTGGTATGCAAGGTGGTGAATTGACCGGTGAGTACGTACAAAATGCTACCGATACCTTAATGGTTATGTTTGACCAAGTGGTCGATGCCGTTGAGTATCTTGCAGGTGATCAAGAGTTGGGTAACTGCGGTGTCCATAAACAAGACGCTGGGCGCTATTTAGAGCCATTCAGTTACATTACCCTACGCTTCACTACGACCCAGTGGAAAAACTTCGTATGGCTTCGTGTAGACGATGCAGCATACCCTCCGATGCAACGTATCGCTGGTTTGATTCATGAAGCAATCCTGAAAGCAGATCCAATGGAACTGAAGGCAGGTGAGTACCATGTACCTTCAATCCGTCGTGTACGTGATCCGGTATCCGGTAAGCTTCATTACTTTTCGCCAGAAGGTGACGAGCTAACACTGGAAGAAGCTATTGCTTTGTCTATGAGCCTTTGTGCTCAACAGTCATTCCGCAAAGCTGACCCAAGCGAAAAGAAAACCAAGACTGTGTTGGGCAAGCTGTTCAACGGTAATAAGGTTCACGCCTCACCATCTGAACACCAAGCCACACCTATTGATACAACCATAAACCGTGTCGGTTTTGTCCGTGAAGACGGTAAAAATCTACCGTATGTAGATACTTCTGCTTGGCCATTGGGCGTTACCCACATGGACAGACAGGGTGCTTTATGGTCTGCCAACTACAAAGGTTGGATTCAACATCGTCAACTGTTACCGAACCATGATGCAGAACTGATGTAGCAAGCTCCGCTTGTAGTATTGGTCGATCAACCAAAGGAAACTTTATGAAATTTACTAATACTACAGGCATCCCTCCTTTATTGGCGGGATGGTTATCTATTGATGAGTATGATTACTCAAAAGAAGATAAGACCATTAGTACAACTACTCTGATGAAGCCAATTCGTCAGATGATACTGTCTAAGCGTTACAAAGCATTACCGTCAGCACAGATAGACGTATCTACTTTAGTAGCATCTTCTGTAGGTACTGCTGTACACGATTCAATTGAAAGGATTTGGAAATCTCATTTACCTCAAATTCTTTTAAACCTCAACATACCCAATGCACTGCATTCTAAGTATGTAATAAATCCTACTGAGCTTAAGAAAGGTGACAGACCTGTCTACCTTGAGAATCGTAGAGCACGTAAAGTAGGTGAGTGGACTGTATCAGGTAAATATGATGCTGTCCTAGATGGTCAATTAAATGACTTTAAGTTTACTAAAACTTACAGTTACATGTCTGAGTCTAAAGGCGAAGACTACGCTATTCAAGGTAGTGTATACCGCTGGTTAAATCCTGACATCGTTACTAACGATTACATCAAGATTAACTTTATTTTCGGTGACTTCGATAAGAAAGAAACTTATCGTACTGGTTATCCACCAGCTCCTGCTGCTTATAAAGAATATCAACTGTACGAGTCAGATGATACCGAACAATGGATCTCTGAACGTATCACTGAAATCAATCGCTGCATGGATCTACCTGAAGCAGATCTACCGGAGTGTACTCCTGAAGAATTGTGGATGGCTCCTTCGACATTCAAGTACTACAAAAATCCTGAGAACCGTAAACGTAGTACAGGCAATTTCGATACATTCGATGAAGCTCTGTCACGTAAGGTTGCTGATGGTAACGTAGGTGTTGTCGTAGAAATCCAAGGTGAACCTAAAGCATGTGTGCATTGCGAAGGTGCTGCTCTGTGTAAACAGAAAGACAAGTACATTGCCCAAGGCATTCTGAAATTGTAAGGACCAAGATGAAAAAATTTAATTTGCGTGATCGTTTGGCTGCATCTGGTAAGCTACACGCCCCTGAAAAACCTATCAAGTCTAAAGCTCGTTCAAAAGCTAAGGACGAAGACGGTGATGGGGATACTACTGTGCTTTCAGATGAGCAGCGTGATCATGTTAAGTCACGTTATTTGGAAGTACATGAGGCCAACCAGTTGTTGACACCTGACCACGCAGATTATGTTACCCAAGACATGCTGCGTGACGAGTTCAACGCAGAGTTTGGTGTATCAAAGTCCATTCGATCTTACTACAGGATTTGGAGCGAAAATGATTCCGATTATTGAAATGCAGCATGACCCGTTAGCTGAAAAGCTAACCCGAGTCTTCTGTGCCAAAACGCAAAATGATAGCCCTTCTTTTTACCGACTGCTTGTAGCTTACAACTTCTGTAAAGTGGCATCTATGATGCGGGTATCAATCAATACCCATGACCGTGGAATTATACCGGTAAACTGTTACGCCATTAACCTTGGCTCATCAGGTTTCGGTAAAGGCCACTCAACCAATATCATGGAAGACATGGTACTTGGCGAGTTCCGTGAAACATTCTTAACAGATGTTTTCCCACTTGAAGCAGAAATGAGCTTACGTCGTCTTGCTACTAAGCGAGCCATCAAGAATAGCTCTGAAGAAGAAGACGAGCTAGAAAAGGCTATGACAGAGTTTGACGCTCTGGGGCCACTACCTTTCGCCTTCGATAGCGGAACAGCTCCTGCTTTGAAACAGATACGTCAAAAGCTACTTATGGCCAATGCTGGTGCATTGTGTCTTGAGATGGACGAGCTTGGAACCAACTTAGTAGGTAATGCTGAACTGTTCGGACCACTCCTTGAGTTGTATGACGTAGGTAAGATCAAACAAAAAATTACCAAACAGACATCAGAATCTAAACGTTCTGAAGATCTGAACGGTAAAACTCCTGCCAACATGATGCTGTACGGTACTCCGTCAAAGTTATTTGATGGTGCTAGTACTGAACGCTATTTCATGGAGTTCGTTGAAACTGGTTTCGGTCGTCGTTGCTTCTTTGGCCTGTCGTACATTACCAAAGATTTAACCAACATCACTGCAGAAGATTTGTATAACAAGCTTACTGCTATTGATGCTGACCAAGTATTAACTGAAGTATCCGCTCGATTAGCTACCTTAGCTGATCCAGTAAACTTTGGTGCTGTAATTGAAATGAGCCGTGAAGTAAACATCATGGTTCTGGACTACAAGCTTCAGTGTGAACGTACTTCATTGACGTTACCGGAGCATGAAGAAATGAAGCGAGCAGAAATGCAGCATCGTTACTTTAAAGCTCTTAAATACGCTGGTGCACTGGCTTTCGTACACAACAGTAGTGAGATATTACCTGAGCATTTATATGCTGGTATACGCCTTGCAGAGGACTCTGGTGACGCATTTGCCCGTATCCTTAAGCGTGAACGTAACTACATTCGTTTAGCCAAGTATTTGGCTGAGAAAGATGAAGAGGTTACCCACCCAGAACTGTTGGAAGATTTATCTTTCTATCCATCAGGTGCAGGTGCTCGAGCAGAAATGCTTAACCTTGCAATCTCATGGGGATACAAGAACAACATCGTTATCCGCAAACGTTACAGTGAGCAGATTGAGTTCCTTAAAGGTGAAGCTCTCAAGCATACCGATATGAACGATATGATTGTTGCTTTCAGTGATGACTACGCAGCCAACTATGGTGCAGCTACGCTGCCATTTGTGAAGGATAATGAAGATTCAATTCTGACACTTGTTCAGGAACATGGACTTCACTTCACGAATCACTATATGAAGAATGACCATCGTAAATTAGAGAACGTCATTCCGGGCTTTAACATGGTAGTGTTTGATGTAGATGGTACTGCATACTTACAGGATGCAATAACCCTGCTAGATAAGTATAACTACATTATCTACACAACCAAGTCACACACAGACGAAGCACACCGTTACCGTATTGTGTTACCTATCTCCCACGTATTACACTTAGACCGCGAAACATATTTGCAGTTCATTAAGAACATCGTAGATACGTTACCGTTTGAAGTAGATACCGCAAGCCAACCTGAACGTAAGTGGGCTTGTAATCGTGGCGATGTATATTACCAAATGGATCGTGAGCTATTTGATGTTATGCCATTCATACCGGACACAAGCCGTAATGAACAACGTCAGAAGTACATGGCTTCAGAAGGTAACCTGACCAATCTGGAACGTTGGTTCGTTAACAACACTGGTGATGGTAATCGCAATAACCAATTGTACAAGTTTGGCGTAGCCTGCTTGGATATGGGCTATGCAATCCAAGATACCAAAGCTGCTGTTGCTGAGCTTAATAGCAAACTGAAAGATGCTATTACGCTATCAGAGCTAACGAAAACAATTTTCAAATCGCTTGATGCCAAAGCTAAATCATTAGGAATTGTATGAACCCAAACATAATTCTAATTGGGGGCGAATCAGGGGCAGGTAAATCTGCCTCTCTTCGTAATATCCCTGAACCAGAAGGTGTAATGTTCTTGAACGCAGAGGCCAACAAGTCTCTGCCATTCAAAGGTGGTAAGAAGTTCTGGGCTATCACTATCACAGACCCTTACCAGATCCACGAAGCTTTCTTAGCTGCGGAAGAAGATGAAACTGTTCATACCATTGTGTTGGATACCATCACAATGACAATGGATATGTTTGAGACTATCTACGTTAATGGTGCTCATGATACCCAGAAACAATGGGGCGAGTACCATCAGTTTTTCTTAAAGCTGATGAACGATTACGCAGCTAAGTCTACCAAACGAATCATCGTATTGGCTCACGTAGATCCAGTTATCAATGAAGAGAAAGGTATTACCGAAACCAAGGTTCAGGTAAAAGGTGCTTTAAAAACTCGTGGAGTAGAGGCATACTTTAACACGATAGTCTTTGCTAAGTGTATGCCTGTCAAAAAACTTGCCAAGTACCAAAATGATCTTTTGAGGATCACGGAACGGGAAGAGATTGACGGGTTCAAGTACGTTTTCCAAACCCAAAAAACGAAAGAAACAACAGGTGATCGCATCCGTGCTCCAATGGAAATGTGGGAACCTAGTGAAACATACATTGATAACGATGTGGAATTAGTTTTCACACGTATCGCTGAACTCCAAGAATCTGATTAATTAAACAAGGTAATTCCAAATGTCATTATTAAACCGCGTTAAACGTTCTAACACTGCTGTTGTTGAAGAGAAAGACTCATTAGGTGGTCGTAAGGTATTTGAAACTAACGTTTACCCGTTAGAGATCAAAGAAGCTTTCATCTTCGTTAACGACAATGGTTCTACCGGTGTCACTGTATCTGGTAAGTTTGAGTCAGGTGACTCATACGAAACTACCCTGTGGATTGGCGACAAGAAGGGTAACAACTTCTACGTTGACAAGAAAACCAAACAGGAAAAACTGTTACCAGCTTACATCCAGTTCAATACCATGTGTGAGCTAATCGTAGGCTTCGGTCTAGAAGACGAAGACAATGAACTGGCTACAACTGAAAAAGTTGCCAAGATGGGTGACAAAAACCGTACAGTCGAATACATCGACGACTTTGCTGGTGCGACCATTCTGATTGCTTTAGAAAAGCAGAAGAAAAACAAATCAGTTAAAGTTGGCGAAGGTAAAGCTGCCAAGTACGAACCAACGGCTGAGATCGTGTTCGAAAACGAACTGGTTAAAGTGTTCAGTGCTGACAAGGACTCATACGGTTACACACTGAATGAGTCACTGGCTGAAGCCCCTGAAGCTGAGTTCATGGCCAAGTGGTTAGAGAAGAACCAAGGTAAAGAAATCGACCGTTACAAGCCTGTAGCAGGTGACGCAGGTGGTTCTGCAGTTCCAGCTAAAACTGGTTTAGCTGCCCGTCGTCCAATCACTAAAGCTGCTCCAGCAGCCGCAGCTGACGAAGACGAAGTGGAAGAAGAACAGGAAGAAGAGCAAGAAGAAGCTCCAAAAGCTGCACCAGCTCGTCGTACCTTCACTCGCAAGTAATAGTAATTTCTGAAATACTAGCCCTCTTTATGAGGGCTTTTTTATTGAGGAAATTCTATGTCGGAAATAATCATATTAGGTGTTGACCCTGCATTATCCAATGTTGGCATTGCCATGGCATCTATTAACTTAGATGACAGTACGTTGGAAATGGAGCGTATTCACTTAGTACAAACTGAGTCAACCAAAACTAAATCCGTAAGGGTTAACAGTGATGACTTAGAAAGAGCAAGAGTAATCTGGAAAGATCTTAAACCGTTTGTAGATCTTGCTGATGTAATAGCAGTAGAGTTACCTGTAGGTTCTCAATCTGCTAGAGCAATGGCTAGTTACGGTATATGTATCGGTTTGTTTGCTACGGTGAATAAACCTTTAATCCAAGTTACTGCGAAGCAGGTAAAGTCAGTGACAGGTAATCCTAATGCTTCTAAAGCACAAATGATTAAGTACGCTAGTACTGAATTCCCTGAGTTACCATGGCTTACCAAAACACAAAAAGGTGTAACAACCTTAGTAGATAAGAATGAACATATAGCAGATGCTATAGGTGCAGTCTTAGCTTCCCTTGAAACCGATGAGTTTCGTTTAATTGAAAATTCCAGAAACCCTGTAAGGAAGAACAAATGAAGATCACTTTAACAAACGCTGATGTAACCGTAGCTATCCAAGACTATATCAGCAAACAATTGCCTGCCCTTGCTTCACAAGAAATCGCTTTGGAATACACCTTATCTCGCGGTGTAATGCCACAGTTAAGCATCGACCTGCATATTGGTGCAGATGCCCAAGTATTCTTGGACAGCCGTACTAAAGCAGCTGTAGGTACTTCTGAAGTAGCACCAGCTCCAACAGCTTCGGTTGTACGCAGCCCACGCACTGTTGCCCCTAAAGTTAAAGCTGAAGAACAGCTTGATTTGGAAGTGGACGTAGATGCTGATGAACCAGCTGAAGAAACTATCGAAGCTGATGATACCGTTGCACAAGCTGAGCCAGAAGTAGAAGTTGAGGTTGTAAAACCTAAACGTACCTTCGCTCGTAAAGTCTAAGGGGAATTCCATGCTAGGTTTCTTTAAAAAGAAAGTCGTTAAGCAGATGGACCAGATCAAAAAGTTTGAGCGTAAAGATCTGGCAGAAGCAGCTATTGGTGCAGCGGTATTATTAGCTGCCGCAGACAATGGTGTATCTGATGAAGAAGTGATTACTATTATGGGCTTGGTCCAGAATATGGATCAGTTCAAACATCACCAATCTGAAATTGAAACAATGATTACCAAGTACACCGGTCTTCTGAAATCGGGCTTCTTAGTTGGTAAAATTACCATCATGCGCGAAATCGCAGATGTTAAAGGCAACGAAGAAGAAATCGAAGACGTACTTGCTATCGCTGTAACCATCGCTGGTTCAGATGGTGAATTCTCTGATAAAGAAGTTGCTTTGTTGAAGGAAATTGCTAACAAGCTTAATTTCCCTCCATCTAAGCTTGCTGCTTTCGGAGTACCTGCGTAATGAAACGAGGCATAGGTTTACTCTTATGCCTCGCTGTTGTCTTCATTGACTTCACGAGCAGATTTTTAAGCATCGCTGTAGACGCTGTATTTATGATTGCGGCCTTTTATTTATTAAATGAGTCCATTCTATCAGCCCCTAAAAGCTTCTCTACTAAGAAGGATACAGACAGTGGAAAATCAACATCGACTGATCAAGACGTACCGTGACTTGAGCCAAGAAGAAATTGACCTGATGAACCAAGCTAAAACCTTGGAAGCACAGGTAGCACAATTTCATGCTAAGATCGTAAGACATGTAGAAGATACTAAGCTCACAAGCTCTCGAGAAGAGTATGAGCGTTTAACTGAAGCATGTCCTGACCGGTGGTTAGCAATTTCTCAGACACACTTTGACCAAGCATTTATGGCTATGGTTCGTGCTGTAGCTCAACCACTTCGCCCAACCTTTGAACAAAGTACAGGTGAGTAAATGCAAACTTACGTAGGCACTAAAATTGTTAATGCAGCCCCTATGTCCCGTGAAGAGTACAACGATTTACAGGGATGGGAAATGCCTAAAGGTCAAAATGGTGCAGATGAAGGCTACTTAGTTGAGTACGTCGGATCTGCCCCAAACCATGATGACTTTGATAGCTATATCTCTTGGTCACCAAAAGAAGAGTTTGATAAGGCTTACCTGATTCTGAACACAGAATTAGAGCAGGATTATCAAGTTCGTATGGTTGCAGAGTTAACCCAGCTGGAAGCCAAAGTACAAAAACTTGGTGCTTATATTACCAGCGATAAGTTCGGTGAGCTTGATCCACGTAAGGCAGACCTGTTACGTCGTCAGATGGACTACATGAATATGTATACCAGCATCCTGACGCAGCGTGTAGGCTTGGAACAGTCTGAAGAGTAATCTGATGAAAACCAATGTATCTAAGCCCATAGCATTCGAAATAGAGCACCGGAACACTGAGCAAGTAAATAACCCATACCAAAAATGGGTTCTTACGCTTGATGGTCAGATTGCTGTTATTGATGCTTACGTAATCTGTAATGCTTATCACTTCTCCGCCCAAGTAGATCACAGTATCAAAAAGCTGTTAGCTCTTGGTGTGCGTAGTGGTGGGAAGTCTATTATTCAAGATCTGGTTGAAGCACGTAATCAATTGGATATGGAAATTACTAGACAGACTGCCTTACAAGAAGTGCGGTAGAAAAAGGAATGCCCCTTTACGGGGCATTCATTAACAAAGTTATATTTGCATCCCTGCTAGGTCCAACTATCTCAGTACCTTCAGGTGCAGTAGCAGTAAAGATAATTACCTTCACATCATACTTCCCCTCTGGCAATTCCAGTTTACCTAGTTTCATCATAATTTTGTTAGAAGCAAAACTAACATCAGTAGTGTCACTAGATATACTAGCCCCACCTGCCTTTACTTCCACCCTTGTAGTATTATTTTCAGCAAAAATAAAATCAGTAGTGGTCTGTGTAATCGGATCAGTTTCAGTAACACTAATCGACTCAATGTTACCTCTTCCACGGGTAGCCACTACCTTCATGTTACACCGCCGTCAATTCACGTACAAATGCCACCAGTGCAGGAATATTTACTGTATCACCGGTTTCGTTAGTGATAACACGGTTAACCGCATCCTGAACAATATAAACCTTTTGGGTTGTTGTACTGTACACAGCAACACTTAGATCGTCACCAATTACCGCTGTACCTGCCGGATCAATACCAGACTTGGCAGCTACAGTTACCTGTAGATCTTCACCTGAAGCAGCGAAAGTAATATCTGCAGGAGCAATAGCAGTGTCTGCGATAACCTTGGTTAGAAAGGTTGCATAGCTGTCAGCTTTGACAGGGTTCTTTACTAAACCAATACGGTTAGCATCGGTAAATAGTACGTTAGGACCATAACGTTTGTAATCTGAGTGGGTAAAGTTACTCATTGAAAATCACCTTTTATAAATTGATACCAATAATTTTTGTTGAACTTCGTACATTAACTTGCTTGGTTACTTGTTTGATTGTAAAGCTTGGGCTTAATAATGTCACCCTTAGTTTACTCAAGTCAGCTATTCTAGTACCCACCAACAGACAATTTGTATATTGTTCTGCTTCTCTAGATACGACTGTTACAGTTGACCCTACCCGAACAGCTACCGATTCGTTTAATTGATTTACATCCACCAAACTTATTGACTGGCTATCAGGTAAATCCAATTCAACTTCTACGATCACCGCTTCCGTAGCTTGCTCTATATCGAGCATAGCTATTTCAATTTCCTGCAGTACCGCTAAGGTGGTTACGTTTAAACGTTCCTCAACAGGTGCTACAGCAATATTGTAGCCACTTCCTACACTTACCCCAACTCCTTTTAATAAACTCTCTGCGTTGCTTGTAACGATATCCTGCGGCATCCCTGAAACCGCTAGTGGAGCTTCCCCTTTAGTTTGTGCGATATTTACAGCTACAACCTGAAGCCCAGATACTGCACCTACCGGTGAGTTACCTACTGTCTTTGATGTTGGAACTGTCACAGCTTCTTTCAGCAATACGGTACTTACCGAACCATTGGTTAAGGTATTCCCCTGACTCACACCGAAGCTTTGTCCATACACCAATGTAACCGTATTACTTTCTAACGAAGTACTTACAGAACCTGCTGCAGACTGTTGTACACAGGCCAGTGAAACTTGCTGTCCTTGTTCTACAATTTGAACTGAGTTACCGGTAACTGTTTGCCCTAACTTAACACTTCCTAGTTCGGTTTGATGCAGTTCTTCAACAACTACACTTCCAGTACCAAACCCTTGAGTAGTACTTACACCAGAAGCATTTACAACGGTGCTTACATTAACAACTTGCACAGGTTGTTCTGTTACCGTAGCAGTATCTAGTACTATAGATACTTGTTCAGCCTCTACCGCCCCAGTTACAGAAACACAACTAACAATACTTATTGATACAATGGGTACGCTAACAGAACTATCTATGGTATTTGCAAAAAGTACTTCTACTGTTTGACTACCATTTATAGAATGATTGCTTCCTTCAACAGCCTCACTTGTACTTGGTACATATAAAAGTTGCTGTTTAGCTATATTACCTACAACACCATCTACTAGAGTATTTGAAGAGGTGGTTGTTATACTTGTTAATGTACTAACACTTACAGTATTTGAATTACTTACCGAGTGTACAGAGCTTACTGTTGTATTTTGTAAACACTCTACCGATACTACAGAAGAGCTTTGTACTGCAATTTGAGCTTGGCCTACGAGTACATCTTGCGATGCACCGTTGCTCTCAGTAGCCTGATAGGTGTAGGCTACCCCGTAAGGTAGCCCACCGAACGGACCTAGACCGTACATTGCAGCGCCCACAGGTCAGGGAGTAACTCGTACTGACCTTCATCTGGAAATGCTTTAACCAAGTCTTCAACACGATCACGCTCCCCTTGCATAAGAGAATAGTAATCCGAGAAGGCTTCAGACTTGGCCAGTACTTTCGCAATTAGGGTTTCCACAGGAATACCTCTTCTTTGGGCAATACCCAATAACATGCGTAAAGGCTTTACTCCTGTAGCTTCATCTACCTGAATAGACCAAGAAGTTTGCTCACTCTTAGGAATGGAGCTAAGAACTAGCTGTAGTTGGTTCTCCAACCATTCATTAATTTCAGCTAACTTAGCAGCCTTTTCTACAGGCCATGGGTTATACGACGCTATAAGAGTATTTACTTCCTCATCGGATTTGTTACAAATCCACACACCATCCCTTTCTTCTAAATAGCATTGCTGCGATGTAAGAAAATCATACAAACTATTACCTTTATTTATGTAATTAATCATATTGCATTACCTTGTAAGTACACAGCAGGAGGGTTTTGGTTGGCAATTTGAGTTAATGCCCCAAATGTATTGGCAGGTAGTGCTGTGAAGTTTGCTGCATCAGCTCCCTGTTGTAACATTGCTATAGGGTCACCTATACCACCACTACCTAATATTAGACCACTACCTACAATATATTGTGAACCGTGAGCTAATAGAGATGGTGCACCATTGCTAATTGTTGCAAATAGGTACGCACCTTCCGGTAAATAAAAATCAGTTGTAATTGATTTAACTCCGACCGATCCTGAATCTACAACACCAAAATCTTGTGCTAATGTGAAATAAGTATCGTATGTTTGTCCATTATCTGGTTGACGTATTAAGTTGTACAAACCTATACGAACCTGAGATGATGCAGCTTGTGCTGTCACTCTTACACCTAGCGCACTTACCCGCATCGGTATATTTTGAATGTGGGGTGCGAAATAGAGAGTGTTTGCTGTCATTGCTCTACCACTCTTATAACCTATACTATGCGGAGAGGTTGACCAGCAAATTTTATTCATCATGTCTGAACCAAACGCTCTAGCCTCGGTAGGAATAAATATTTTCTTTTCACCTGCAGGGAAGTTGATTTTATTCATAGTACCCAGTGAGTTATCTAATACTGTGTGTCTTACGAAAGTATTGGCATTGGTCAAGTAACCTTTACCTTTTTCCCAGTTATTTAAGTGATCTTGGATCATATAAGGTACATGTAAGTTTGTAATAATTCTAGGTGAGAAAGGTAGGTTACCCGTCATTACCGTATCCGCAATA